ACTTTCTTCCAATTACAGGATCCAATTTACCCTGTTCTGCCAACTTCAACAGGTCTTTACTAAAATTATCTAGTACTGGTGTACCTGATTCACTTTTTTTATTTCTTTTCTCGTTTTCATCACCTAACTCAATCATAATTTTTTGTTTTTTTTAAATATAATTTAAAATATTAATAAAGTCCATATTTGTCAATTTGTCACTCAAATAAGAATATAAGTGTCAATATGACACTTTCCACACAATGGAACAATTTTCGAGAACAAAAATAACAAAATAAACCTAAAAATAAAAAAAAATGTTTAAATTATTTTATGATGACTTTTATCAAATGAGTCAAAATTTAAAAAACTTGAATACACCCGAACTTCATCATTCGGAGTCGGGGAGTTATTTTAATATTGAAGTTCCTGGATATAATAAAGATAACCTTAGTGTTGAGGTCAAGGACAATCATCTTTTAATTAAGGGGGAAAGGGAACTAAATTTTGAGTCCGGATCCCCGGTTTCAAAGTCCACAATTTCAAAAAAATATACAATTGGGGAAAAATATGATCAGGAAAAAATTAAAGCAGATCTTCGAGATGGGATTTTAGAAATATTTTTTCCTTTTAAAAAAGAAAAAGAAAAAAAAGTAATCAATTTACTTAAATAAAAAATATATATCCCAATTATTAAATCCACCTATAGGGTGGATTTTTTTTTTAAAGTTCATATTTTTAAAATAAAAAACATGGCAATACTAAAAGAAATTATTTTGGGTACGAAGATTATTAATGAAATTGAATCTTCAAATTTAGTGAAAACAGAATATGACACAATCACTAAAAAATTAGTTGTAGAATTTAAGAATGGGATAAGGTATGAATATGATGAAGTACCGCACCAACTTTATACTTCATTTAGAAGTGCAAAATCTCATGGAAACTTTTTTAATAAGGAAATATCAAAAACTTTTAAGTACAAAAAATTAACTTAATGAATATTTTGGTATTTATTATTGATGGAAAAAGAATTGCTTAAAAGTTTTATACCAAAAAAAGACCTAAATTCCAAAGTTTGGTATCTCGATAAAAAAGGTTCTAAAACAGATAGTGCGGAAAATTATAAAATACGACCCGAAGTAAGAGAAAAATTATTAGAAATTTCAAATCAATTTATTTCATTTTTGGGAGTTGACGTTGTAATTTCTGATTTAATTATTATCGGATCTTTAGTAAATTACAATTGGTCCGAATATTCCGATATAGATCTTCATGTGGTTGTTGATTATGATCAATTTGCTGAAAACCAAAAGGAACTTTACGTGGAATTTTTTGATCTCAAAAAAGTTATTTTCAATCAAAAACACAATATTAAATTTTTTGGTTATGACGTTGAATGTTTTGTTCAGAGCGAAAAAGAAACAACGTTCAGTAGTGGGGTTTATTCTATATTATTTGACGAATGGATTAGTGTTCCAAAAAAAGAAAGTTCTGACCAAATTGATTTCGAACTTTTGAAGGAAAAATCAAGACAATGGATGTCTATAATTGATGGTGTTTTGGATAATATTGAGGATGAGGACCCAGAGGAAATTAAGGACTTGATTAAAAAATATAAAGAAAAATTAAAAAAGTTCAGGAACTGTGGTCTTGAAAAAGGTGGGGAGATGAGTTTAGAAAATTTAGTTTTCAAAGTTCTTAGGAGAAACGGTTACATTGAAAAACTCTATGATTACCCAACTAAAATGATAGATAAAAAATTGTCCATGAAACAATAATATCTAACATATCCACATAATTATATTTATCGCTATATTTATAAAGAAAAAATTAATCTAAAAAACAAAAAAACATTATGGGAGGATTTAGACCTGTAGGAAGTGAAAAACTTCAAGGAATGGAAAAAATTAATCGTATTATGCAAATTGCACGATACAATGAGAACGTTCCACAAAATGTAAATGAATCAAGTTCTGTCAATTATTCTGTGGAATTAGCGGACGGAAACACATACCAAATTGAAAAAGAAAAAGGTGGTTATGTTATTAAAAGAAAATTAAACGAATCGCATAGTGAATATATATCCCCAATGAAAAATAGGGAATACTTTGGTTCTTACTCAACCGCACTTAAAAAATTAAATTTCATGGCCAAAGAGTTAAACATGGTTAATGAAAATACTGTTGGTACAAACATTTTTGAAAACGAAATTGAGGAACGTCAAAAAAACAAATATTTTTTAAAATATAAAAAATCTGAAATGAGTGAACAAGGAGCACCAACTCCTAAACCAAAACCCCAACCACAAGCACAAGTTCCACCTCCAGTTCCTGCTCCTCCAGCACCCGCACCAGAACCAGCGATGGACACAACACCATCTCCTGAAATGGGAACAGATATGGGAACAGATTTAGGATCAGAAATAGGTACGGAAGAAACAACTGATACCGAAGAAACTGATTTTGATTTTGAAACACCAGAACCGGATAGTTCCGAGATGGGATCAAACGAGGGTGAAGAAGTTGTTACTTATAAATCAATTCAAAAAATGGTTGGTAAATTGACTCAGAAAATTAGACAATTTTCTTCTGAGGATGAAGAAGCAATGACGACAGATAATGTAAAGTGGGTTATTAACTCAGTATTATCTTCTTTGGATTTAACTAAGTTATCTGATGATGATGTTGATGATATCTTAAATAAATTAGAAGGTAATGATGAAGAATCAGATTCTGACGACGAGTTCTCTAGTGAAGAAGGAATTGAAGATACGGAAAATTCAAGAAAAGTACCAGAAGAAGATATGGATTATGACATGTCAAAATTAGGTCTCGATGGTTCGGTGACACCACCAATACCAACTCCCCCCACAGGTGGTGAAATGATGGAAACTATGAATTTGGGTAGTGCAATTGGTAAGTCAGTGTCTATGAAACACCAAGGTGAGATGATGAAAAAAATGGGTGAATTAGATGAATTTGGTGATTTTGAAGTAGATGTGTGTGATCATTGTAATGGTTCAGGTCATGATGAAAAAACAGATGCAATGTGTGATTGGTGTGAAGGTACTGGTGAAAAACAACACATTAAACATGGGGCTAGAAAAAGGAATCGCACATTCGAGAAAAATAGATTCATGGAATCAACTACAGTTGACTCAATAATTTCCAAATATTTTGATAACACAGATAAACAAAAAAATAGAATTCAACAATTATCTGAAAGTGTGTCCCAAGAAAGAAATGCGATTAAATTGATGGAAAAATTCCCACACGCAACATTCATGGGGAAAACTAACAAAAATAATTTAGTTTTTAGAACTAGTAACAGAGAATTTAAAATAACCCCCAAAGGAAATATTTTGTGAATTATTTAATATACATAAATGGACTTGGTCCTAATTTTAAAGGTGACAACATTTATGAATTTATATTTTCAGAAACTAAAGAAGTGTGGGGTGAAAATTGGGAATCTAGACCAGCGAATGGATATCCACATCCACCTGACATTGAATACATTACTAGAGTGGGTGTACTAAATAAGGGGGGAATATCCTTCGATTTAGTTCAAGATTCTGATGTTTTTTCTGTCGTTGATTGTATGGATGGTGTTTTAGCATTGGGTTGGGAAAAAGAAAACGATAATCTTGACTTTTCGATAACAAAAAGACTAGTTTTTCATTTTGGCGAGGAAGAACAACAAATAAAAGATAAACTTTATGAAAGAGACATTGTCTTAGAATTTGAAAAAAAAGTAGTATATGAACATTAAAAATAGTATAAAAATTCTTTTGGAGGGTGGGTTACCTCTGAGTTTTGTTTCCAAGTTAAATGTGAACCAAATAAAACTTTTATCGGAAAAATATTCTAAAAAAGAAAGAAACGAGGTTGAAATAAAAATTGACCCAAAAAATCCTAAAGATGTTGCTTTTGCGAAAAATCAAGGAATCATGGACGATGCCGGTAATGTCAAAACGAATTTGGAAGAAAATGGTATGGAAGACTTAGCCGTGGGTTTAGAGGCATCCGGTAAGATAGATCCCAATACAGCAGTCGCTTTATCAATGGATTCAAATAAAAATGAGGTAACAGAAAAATTCCAATCTAAAGATCAACAAGGTTTATTTTGGGCACGTTGTAACAAGTGTAAAAATAAAAACTGTAAGTGGTGTTCATTAGCAAAAGAATTTTCTAGTAAAACAACTAAAAAAGATTATGAGACAATGCCTCAGAACAAAGATGAGGTTACTGAAAAATTTTTGGAAGATTCGATTGTGGAAATGGTTGAGAGTTATCTTACACCTAAAATGACCAAAAAAGAAATTATGTCTTCGATACAGAATAAAATTGGTAAAACTCAGAAAATGAAAAAACCAATTGGAAAAGTTTTTTCTATGGGTAAGGAAATGGGTGAATCAGATTCTGGACTTGAAAAAAATGATTTCATGTTTGCATTAAATAATGTTTTTAAAAATTTAGGTTATGATGAACGCAAAAATTAGAAGAGCGATTAGAAAAGTGATGTTGGAGGCACCGATGGATTTTGGTGACTATCAAGAAAGACCACACCCAAGATCCCAACAAAAAATTGAAGATCCAGAGGGAATATATGCTAAAAACAAATCATTTAAAAGAGGTATTTCAGATGTTGAGAATTTGGCATCAGAAAGGTTCAAAGAAGTGGTTGATAAAGTAAAAGAATATTATAATATCCAAGGAGATTTCAGAGGGACTACTTTAACTTCCGCAATCATGACTGATTTTCAATCCGCTTTAAGACGAGTCTTATCAATCGAATCTGGAAATAAAGAAAAATTACGTGATTTGGCAGTTGAGATTGCTTCTACATTCCAAGGATGGATGCCGGTTAGACAAGAAGACATCAAGGATGAAAATGGTAACGTAATATTTTATGCGAATGACCCAGTCACTCTCGAACAAGGTTTGGAAGACGGAACTATTGAAAAAATGGACTATGAGGGGGGAAAATTGTATTTGTTACCTGATATTAATCTTTTAACATATTTTGGTTCTGAACAACCCATTTCACCCGAACAATTCCAAATGACACCAAAAGAAAATACACCACTCCCTATACCACCAAATTTTTCTTTCGATATTGATGAGTTAACTCCAGAAGAAAAAAAACAATTAGAAATTGATAAAAGGAATGTAATTAATATTTTCATTGGTGCTGCTGGAAAGAGAGGTCAATTTTACTATCTCTATTACAAAAATCAATTAGACGCAATTAATCCTGAACTTTTTAGTTTATATAATAAAATTATGTCGGCAAATGATTTAATGTATTTTATGAATGAAGATTTAATAGAAATGTTAGGTGGAAATGCCTCTGGTTCGGCGAAAAAATTAAATAATATTAATTTACCAGATTCTGATGATGAGGATGAAGATGAAGATGAACAAGATTCTAGAGAGGGTATCCAAACCTGGGAAGCAAATGGATTAATTTTTCCAATTTTATTACATGAACTTTTTAAGGTTTTTGAAATGCTACCCGCTAGAAGTCAATGGAAAGATATGGATCCCGGAACTGCGACCGATATTATTTCGCAAACTGATACATTACAAAATGAACCCATGAATTTCAGGTTGATGAAATTACAACAAAAACTAAATGTTTTAATACCAACAGAACTAGGAGAACCTCAAGGTTTCAAATATGTTATAGATTTCAAAAAATTGTTTTATGGTATGGAAGTGGAGGCATTTCACAAACTTGTAAATAATATTATGTCTGAAAATCCTTCGGATAATGAACGTGCAAAAAAACAATTTAGAGAATTCTATGATGAAGCGGTAAGAATTTATGATAGTTATGGTCAAAATGATGAAGAAAACGATTACTAAAAGATTTGTCTAAAAAATTTAATAAATAAAAAAACAGGACCCCCTTTTATTTAAAAATAATTAGGGGGTTTTATATTTATAGAAAATGGGTTTATCTAAAGAACAAGTAATGTTAGAATATGCGAAGTGTATGAAAAATACACCTTACGCATTAAGAACGTATTTACAAACTTATGATAATACGGTTTCTCGTTATGTACCATTAGAACTTTTTCCAGATCAGGTATCATTATTGAATGATTATGAGGAATATGAAGAAAATATTGCATTGAAATATAGGCAAGCAGGTGTTTCGACCGTAACCGCGGCTTGGATTTCAAAAAGGTTGGTATTTGCAAAAAAAATACAACCAGAAAAAATTCTGATTATTGCAAACAAACTTGACACTTCACAAGAAATGGCAAATAAAATCAGAGCCTTTATTGACCAATGGCCAAGTTGGGTTGGTGCTGGTTTTGCACCCGAAAAAAATTCACAAAGACATTATAAGTTGGTTAATGGATCTGAAGTTAAGGCAGTTGCAACCTCAAAAGACGCTTTACGTGGTTTTACACCAACTATTCTAGTTTTTGATGAGGCCGCTTTTATCGAGGCCGACAATGATTTCTGGGCTGCGTGTATGGCATCATTATCAACAGGGGGTAAAGTAATTGTTATTTCTACTCCAAATGGATATGATCCAATTTATTACGAAATCTATGATCAGGCATTAAAGGGAATGAATCAATTTAAGATTTCTGAAATGTTCTGGTACAGGGATCCAAGATATACAAAAGACCTTTATCTTGTACCTACAGATGACATTGTTCATTACCTTTTGAATAGAGAAGATTATGATGAGTCAAAAAATATTTCATTTTCCCATGTAAGTGCTTATGAAAGAGACTATGAAGAATTACAACATTTTTTCAGTCAAGGATACAAACCTTGTTCTACATGGTATGAAAAAATGGTCAAAAAACTTAAATATGATAAAAGAAAAATAAACCAAGAATTAAATTGTGAATTTTTAGGTTCTGGGGATAATGTTTTCGACGCACTTCAATTAGACCAAATAAAAAACGATTCATTACAAGAACCCACAACTAAATTAATGGGTAATTCTCTTTGGATTTGGAAAGAACCAATACAAGGACATCGATATATAATGGGTATTGATGTTTCTCGTGGTGATAGTGAAGATTTTTCCTCGATTCAAATAGTTGATTTTGACGATAGAGAACAAGTTTTAGAATACGTTGGAAAAATACCCCCGGACACATTGGCGGAAATAGCATATAAATGGGGCGTTATGTATAGTACTTTTATCGTAGTTGATATTACCGGGGGGATGGGAATCACCACAGTAAGAAAACTTCAAGAATTAGGGTATAAAAATCTATACATAGATGGGGTTGACACTCTCAATCCTTGGTCTTATAATCCAAGAGTCGGAGAAAAAATCCCAGGAATTAATTTTAATTCTAAAAGAGTTCAAATTATTGCGGCATTTGAAGAATCTGTCAGACACAAATTTAAAATTAGAAGTGTTCGACTTTACAATGAAATGAACACCTTTGTATATGTAAATGGAAGACCAGATCATCAAAAAGGTCAACATGACGACTTGATAATGGGAATATCCATGGCACTTTATGTTGGTGAATCGTCGTTTGCAAAATTAGAAAAAGTTACTGAACAAACAAAAGTTATGTTGGAGTCTTGGACAATAAGTTCAAATGATAATGTTTCTAAACAAATGCATTTTGATCCGGCAATTCCTAACATGAACGTCAGTAACGATAGATATAACAGAAATAATAGTGGACCAAGCAGACAAGACTATGAAAAATATGGTTGGTTATTTGGTAAAAATTAATAGATATGGGATTAACATTTAGAAGGAGAACAAACATTTTACTTAACTCCAAGTTAATCGTGGAAGGTGTGCCCCCATATCCTTCCAAAATATTTCCTCCCGATTTAAAAAAAGATACAAGGGAAAATCGAGTTTATCCCACCCCGACACCCTCATCCACACCAACTCCAACTCCAATACCCTCACCCACACCAACACCCACGAGAGTATAATTTATGTTTAAACTATTGAAATATTTATTTAAGAACTTAACTTTAATACATGGAAAATAATAATAATCAGAATCTGACTCTATGGCAAAGATTGTCCCAAACTCTAGGACCAAATTCTATGTTGAATCAAGATTTACCAACATACAATATTGATAAAAAAACTCTTCTTAGGACAACAGATAAACAAGAATACGAAAGAGAAAAACTTCAAGCACAACAATCTTTATATTTATCCGGTCAATGGACTAAAATTGAAAATAATCTTTATACTCAAGCGGTTTATTACGAACCAACAAGATTAGCCTCATTTTATGATTATGAATCTATGGAGTTTACCCCAGAAATATCAACAGCATTAGATATATATGCGGAAGAATCCACAACAGCAGACCAAGACGGTAGAATCCTACAAATTTATTCCGAGTCCAAAAGGATCAGACAAATACTAACTGACTTGTTCGATAATGCACTGGACATCAATACTAATTTACAAATGTGGACAAGAAACACTTGTAAGTATGGAGATAATTTTGTTTATTTAAAATTGGATCCTGAAAGAGGTATTGTTGGATGTATGCAATTACCAAATATTGAAATTGAACGATTGGAAAGAGGAATGGAAGCAAAATCAGTAAATGCTGAAGTAGACCCTAAATCAAAAGGTTTGAAGTTCAATTGGAAAGCAAAAAATATGGAGTTCAATTCTTTTGAGATCGCCCACTTTCGTTTGTTGGGTGATGATAGGAAATTACCTTATGGAACCTCGATGTTAGAAAAAGCCAGACGAATTTGGAAACAATTAATGTTATCAGAAGATGCAATGTTAATTTATCGTACATCAAGAGCACCCGAAAGAAGGATATTTAAAGTTTTTGTTGGAAATATGGATGACAAAGATATTGAACCATACGTACAAAGAGTTGCAAATAAATTCAAACGAGATCAAATTGTAGATAAAAATACAGGAAATGTTGATTTAAGATTTAATCAAATGGCGGTAGATCAAGATTATTTTGTTCCAGTTAGAGATATGGCAGCCCCAGAACCGATAACAACTCTTCCTGGTGGTACTAACCTTTCTGAAATTGCAGATATTGAATATATTCAGAAAAAACTGGTTACGGCTCTTAGGGTACCAAAAGCATATTTAGGTTTCGAAGAAGTTGTAGGTGATGGAAAAAATCTGTCCTTACAAGATATTAGATTTGCAAGAACTATTAATAAAATACAAAAAGCAATGATTGCAGAATTGAATAAGATTGCAATTGTTCATTTGTTTTTATTGGGGTTCGAAGATGAATTACAAAATTTTACCCTTGGGCTAACAAATCCGTCAAAACAAGCGGATTTATTAATGGTGGATGTTTGGAAAGAAAAAGTATTACTTTATAAAGATCTTGTTACTGAAATTCCAAACTCTTTGGCACCTACTTCAGCGACTTGGGCGAAAAAACATATTTTTGGTTTTTCTGATGAAGAAATCAAACTCGATATCCAACAACAAAGATTAGAAAGAGCGGTTGCCGCTGAATTAGCAAATACCGCCACTGTAATTACTCATACTGGTTTATTCGACAATGTAGATAAATTGTACAAACAAGTTACAGGAAGTACCGAAACACCACCAGAAGGAGGTGCACCTGGAGGACCATCAGGACCTCCTCCAGGATTACTGGGAGGTGGGGGACCACCTCCTCCGCCACCACCAGGTGAAGGACCAGGGGGATTACCTGAGGGTGAGAAAAAAGACAACTTAAAAATACTTTTGGAAAGTGATGATGTATTAGGTGATTCTTTTGTTGATTTATCTAAAGCAGGAAATGGATTAGGTATAATTGAGGAAGAATTATCAAAATTATTAAATAGATAATATTTATAATAAAAAATTATTATGAAATTTGGTATTCTTAAAACTAAAATAGAAGATCTTTTAATTGAGTCATATAAAAATGATACATTAAAAAGAGACATGTTTGTTTTTGATGAACTTATATTAAAAAACAAAAACCTCTCTAAATTATATTATTTATATGAAGAACTTTCAACTAACAAAGGTTTGTCAAAAGAATTGGCAAATGAACTGATCAACCAGTCTATTACATTGTATGAAAATTTAGTGAACAAAATTTCTAGTGAAAATATTAACGAAATCAAACTTTGGGTTGGTTCCCAAAACACAAAAAATAGATATGCAGATTTAGACAATTTGTTTTCGAAGAATGTTACCGACATGATTAATAAAGTTGTTAGCAAAAACCAAATTGCAGAATCTTTAATGAAAAATACTGAAAAACCTAAACCAATCATTAAAGCATCTTTAAATGAAATGGTTGACGTAGCAAACAAAACTGTTAAAACATATATCTCATCCCTCAACGAGTCAGAACAAAAAGAATTAAATAAGATATTGTCTAAATCCGACAAAGATTTAAAAGTTAGATTTGAAATTATTAAAGAAGATGTTTTAGAGAAGTTAGACACCTTATTAGAAACCGAATCTGATGACGTTACAAAAATTAAATTGAATGAAACGATCGAGAAAGTAAAAAGTGTTAGTTATAATAAATTAGATTATTATAAATTAAATCAATTGAAACTTAATCTTTAAGTCTCAATTTTTGAACGTGAATTGCTTTATTAATTTGATTTCTTTTCTTAACTGATTTTTTCTGAAAATATTTTCTTTCCATAAGTTCAGAACTTTGTCTTGTTTTAATTACCTTTGATTTAAGGTCTTTCAAAGCCTTTTCAATATTTCCCTTTTTTTTGATTTTAACAATTATCATATTGTTTTATTGATATATACACAAAAATTGTGTATTTTTTGTTAAAATAAACATTCAATGATGAAAATTATTTATGAAAAAAGGAAAAACTTCAAAACTGGAAGGTTTTAAAGACTCTAAAATCGTATATGGAACTGTAGATTCTAAAGAACTTAAATCTGTATACGTAAATTTACAAACATGGGTTGAGCCAAAAGAGGATGAGGAAAATTGGGCAAGAATTGTTTCTAACATGTCAAGATCAATAAAACATTCAGTTTATGATTCAATTGATGATTCAATTTTCGATAGAAAATATATTGTCGACATGGATCTAAGAACAAGTGGTTTAAACATAAATAAAAAATCATTTATGAATTTGGAAATGAATTTTTTTGTAATATCAGAAATAGAATTTAAATCAAAAGAATTAAGAAATTCAATCAAAAATATAATCAATTCGATTTACGATGACATTTTTTTCAAAAATGAATATTTCAAATTCTCTTTAACAAAATCAGGTAACAAAAGTAGAAAAAATTTAGATTTCCAAACTGTATAGTATTTATTAAAAAAACTATTCTATGGATAATTTAAAAATTTTGGGACCAAGAGAGACTGGTAAGGGTATTCTTATTGAATATGATGCGGGATATATCAACCCAAGAGAATCTAGAAACTTAGAAATTCTAAAAGAAAACAAAAACTTTTTGGACTATTCAAAACCATTCGAGTTTTATGCCGTCCTTCAAAAATATGATACACCCAACCGAAACGGAAGAGTTTATCCTGAAGAAGTCCTGAAACGAGAAGTAAATAACTATAAAAAGATGATAGAGAAAGGTACTTCCCTTTCTGAATTAAACCATCCAGAATCTTCACTAATAGATTTGGATAGAGCATCACATTTAATTACTGAGGTATGGTGGGAAGGTCCGGTTCTTTTAGGTAAGTTAAGATTATTGACAAGTCCAGGATTTCACGAAAGAGGAATTGTTTCTACAAAAGGGGACTTAGCAGCAAACTATCTTCGTCAAGGTGTTACTTTAGGTATTTCTTCTCGAGGAGTTGGTTCTTTGAAGAAAGTTGGTGAACAAAATGAAGTACAAAAAGATTTCGAGTTAATTTGTTTTGATCTTGTTTCATCTCCATCCACACCTGGAGCATATCTATTTTTAGATCCAAAAGATAGATTTAATTTTGAGGAAAATTTGGAAGAAGAAAAAAAGATGGGTCAAGAACGATTGACAAATTCACAACCATCTCAGATTGATAAATCAAAAAATTTAATGGATAAATTATCCGCATACCTTGATAAGTAATTTTTTTATTTTTATATTTAAGTAAATTTAAAAATAAAGTTATGAACGAAAAGTATTTTGTGTGTAAAATATCAACTGACATGGTTGATGAAAATTCTGGAAGAGTTAAGAAATTAAAAGAAGAAAAATTGGTGAGAGCATTTTCACCAACTGATGTTGAGGCTAAGATTACTAAAATCTACGAGAACTATACACAGGATTGGAGAATCACCTCAATTGTTGAAAGTAAAATCGATGAGGTGATCGAATAATCAAAATTAATTTTTTTGGTAAAAGGTGGGAAGAGATTCTCACCTTTTTTTTATTTATTTACAATTTAAATGAATTTTTACAAAATCAACATATTTATATGTAAATCAAATTTAAAAAATGAATAAAAAAAACCAAACGGTTGAAGAGGCTCTTTTCCAGTTACGAAACTTGGAAGAGTCTGTACAAGAAAATGCAAAAGGAATACTTGCCTCTACTATGAGGGATGAAATCAGATCTTTAGTAAAAGAATCTCTTGACGACGAAGAAGACGATGAGGAGATTATTGATTTACCGGCAGACGAACTTGAAGTTATGGACATGCCGGATGATGAAGATGACTTTGACGATGATGAAGTCTTGGATGTAAGTCCATTTGGAGATGACCCAGAAAGCATGAGTGCTGTGGTTGATGTTTTCAAAAAGTTACAACCAGGTGACACAGTCGAAGTAATTAGCAGTGAAACTCCTGATGGAAGAAGATCTGTAAATCTAAAAGACACCGAAAATGATACTGAATACATCATTACTATGAATGAATCAGATATCGATGATTATCCAGAAGGTGAATACAGTGAGTCTGATGAAGACGATGATACTGAAGAAATAAACTATCTAAAAGAACTTATGGGAGACGAAGAAACAGGAACCGAGTATGAAATTACTTTTGGTGATGAAAATTACGGAGAACAAAATGAAGATGAAATGTTCGGTGGAAACAAACATAACTTCCATAGACAAGATGGTCACAAAATGGGTGATGTAGGTGGAAGAAAGTATGGTAAAGGTGGACACTACAAAGATTACGAATCTAAAATGTCTAGAATGTCCAGAATGGGATCTGATGAAATGTTAGAAATGGATTTCGAACTGGATGCCGAAACTAAACTTTCTGATAGAATGATGGAGGCAAAATCCTTTAAGGCTAAAGGTACTGGAATGGGTAACCCAAATAAATTTAAATATTCAAAGGACTCAAATTCCAAAGGTTTCAACACAAAAATGAAACAGGGAGATGCGACCAAGTATACTGGTAAAGTTCCGAAAAAAATGGATTATGATGATGAGGTTAACATGGAAGGATATACTGAAAAGCCGAAGAAAAGAGAAACTAAAGAATCTTCACGAACTTTAGGGGCTGGTAAATATTGGGGTAGAGAAGGTCTTCCTAAACCAAAAGCGGCACCACGTAGATTACGTAAAGAAAGTACTGAAGAACTTGAAATTCTTAAAACTAAAAATGAGGAATACAGAAATGCCTTAAATGTGTTCAGAGAAAAACTTAACGAAGTTGCAGTTTTCAATTCAAACTTGGCTTACGCAACAAGATTGTTTACAGAACATTCAACAACAAAACAAGAAAAAATCAATATCCTTAAAAGATTTGATTCAGTGGAGTCGTTGAAAGAATCTAAAAATCTTTATCGTACAATCAAATCAGAATTGGACACAACACCAACTATCAATGAGTCAAAATCAAAAATAAACGAATCTATCGAGAGAACTGTAAACAAAACTCCATCTAATGGGTCTTCAGTAAACTTGATCGAATCAAAAACTTATGAGAATCCTCAGTTCTTACGAATGAAGGATTTGATGAAAAAACTATAAAAAATAAACTTTTTTAAAAACTCGTATATTTATTATATACATAAAACTAAATAAAGCCTAAAAAAAATTAAAAATGGGAGCATTATTAGAATCAGGTCTTGTTGGTAACATCGGTCTTAAGCACCTTAAAGTTATCAAAGAAGATACTATTAACAAATGGGATCGATTAGGATTCCTTGATGGTCTTAGAGGTCATCTAAAAGAAAACGTGGCACAATTATATGAAAACCAAGCGTCACATTTGATTAACGAAGCAACTTCTGAAGGTTCTAACGGAGCGTTCGAAACTGTTGTTTTCCCAATCATTCGTCGAGTTTTCTCTAAATTGTTGGCAAATGACATCGTATCAGTACAAGCAATGAACTTACCAATTGGTAAATTGTTCTACTTTGTACCTAAAATCCAAGGATATTCTGGTGGTACTTACACAGGAGCATATCCGTCAAACTCTGGAGACCATTATTCTCCTGTAGGTGCACCTGGTAACTACCCTGGTGATCCTAACGCAGGATATGATTCTGGTACAGGAACTTGCAATCCTACTTACTCAAAAAATCTTTATGACTTGTTTTATGAAGGTTCTGAGGCAGGATTAGATCCTCCAGGATTATTCGATTATTCTAAAGGTCGTTGGTCTGCTGTAACACAAAACACATCCATGTTACAATGGTCTAACGGTAACTTGGTTGATTTCCAAATTACTTCTGAAGGTAATTACCGAAAAATCATCATGAAACTTTGTGGATGGAATTCTTACATCGGATGGGGTAAATTAGTAGGACCGGATGGTGCTGAAGTTGATTCTGAGACTTTCCTTTCAGATCTTAAAATCTTCGCAAACCAACCAACTATTTCCGCATCAACAACACCTTGTGCCGTATTAGGTACTCAAGCGGCTCCAGTTCCATTATTGTTTAGAGTTGTTACTCAACAATACGGTAAAGGGATTGTTAATCCTAACTCTAAAACTTCTCAAACATCATTCCCTTCAACTGGTAACGGTGGTTCTTTTGACAACATTTGTGACCCAGAAGGTTGTATCTATTTGGAAGTTGATTTATCTTGTCCAGTATGTGCTGATTGTAACTCTACATCTTTGGATGGTTACACTGGTACTACTATCTTTTCTGCAGCATCTGCAACATCCTTTACGGCTGTTTGGAGACGTTATGAAGAATTAGAATTCGAAGACAAAATTGGTGAAGTATCTTTTGACTTAGAATCAGTAACTGTTTCTGTGTCTGAAAGAAAACTAAGAGCACAATGGTCTCCTGAATTAGCACAAGACGTTGCGGCATTCCACAACATCGACGCAGAGGCTGAACTTACAGCATTGTTGTCTGAACAAGTGGCTGCTGAAATCGATCGTGAAATTCTACGTGACCTTCGTAAAGGTGCGGCTTGGAACTTACGTTGGGATTACAACGGATGGAGAAGAATTTCTCAAACAACTTCTTACACTCAAAAAGACTGGAACCAAACTTTGATCACAGCAATCAACCAGTTGTCCGCACAAATCCACAAGTCAACTCTTCGTGGTGGTGCTAACTGGATCGTTGTATCATCTGAGGTTTCCGCAATTTTTGATGATTTGGAGTACTTCCACGTATCTAACGCTTCACCTGAGCAAGATCAATATAACATGGGTATCGAAAGAGTAGGTACTTTAGCAGGACGTTACCAAGTTTACCGTGATCCTTACTTCCCACCAAACCAAGTTTTGATTGGACACAAAGGAACATCATTGTTAGACACTGGTTACATCTACGCACCGTATGTACCTCTACAATTGACACCTACAATGTACAATCCATTTAACTTTACACCTATCAAAGGTATTATGACACGATACGCTAAGAAAATGGTTAACAACCGTTTCTACGGACGTATCACAGTTGATGGAGTACGTACATTTGACTTACAAGAATTGAGATAATCAATTAAAGGTTAAATAAAGAAAAAGGTCAGATTCGTCTGACCTTTTTTATTTTATATGATTTATTCTTCGGAATTTTTAGATATTACTCTAATTGCTTTTGATAGAACTTCAGATTCACCAATTGTGAAGGATCCCCGTTTGTGAGCGGCTTTAATTGCTTCGACCAAATAATAAATGGCATGACCCTCATCCATTGAGGTTAAAATTAATTCCAAATGATTTTCATCAAGTATATTTATTGTTCCGAATAGATTTCCATACAAATTATTTGAGTTTTCCATATTTTTAAACTTTTATGATATTTATAAGTATAGGTATTATTTTTCTATGTTAAATAAGATTATTAAAAAAATATTAAACGAAATTACATCGACCAGTTCTTCTAGAGGTAGTTATGTATCACCGTTACTTCCCGGGTTACGGGATTTTGGGGATAAATTAAACAAACCTTACACAGAAATCCTTAATGACTATGACAGTGCGTTACTTGATTATGACAGTTTAGATGGTAAAATGTCAACTGATCCTAAGTGGATAAGTAAGATAGAAAAAAGGGCAGAAAAAGTTACAAATGATATTAAAAAACACCCAGATAAATTTGCCTGGGATGGGGATGCTGGTATTATGAACTCACTTCCTAAAAAAAATACAGATGCAAAACCAATTAAATTACCCAAAAAACAAAAACCTAAGACAAAACTTGAAAGTATTGATGATGTCATAAAAAACATTTTACGAGAAACTATCAAACTAAAATCAAATGAAAATGCAATCAATGAAGTTGATTCATCAACTAGTGCAGGGGTATACAGTGGCCCAGTTGAATTGGGATTAAAAAAATGGAAAAAAAATTTTTTAAGCCCTTTTTCTATTGAGGTAGATCATGATTATAATGATTATGCCAAAAAACCTAGTTTGAAAAATAATATCAAAAGGACGGTCGGGGTTTGGGAAAAAAACAAAGATGGGTCATATAATCAGGAAGAATACCCGGTTCATGCGGTAAACGAAGATTTGGCTGTATGGTTTGGTAAAAAGAAAAAAACAAAAGGGTCATCTCAGCCAAAAGGACCTTGGGTAGATATATGTAGAAAAGTAGATGGTAAACACCCCCCATGTGGAAGAAAGGATGCCGACACAGGATCATATCCAAAATGTAGAGCCTCTGGTGTTGCAGGTAAAATGAGTGATTCACAAAAAAGATCGGCATGTCAACAAAAAAGAAATGCAGAAAAAAAAGATCCTCAATCAGGAAAAGGTCAAAAACCTGTTATGACAAGTTACAAAACCAAAAAAATGAATGAGGATCAAATTATAAGAAGAATACTTAGGAATCTATAATTTTAACTTAAGTGAGTTTCTACTCTATTATTAATTTTATTTAATATTTTAATTAGTGAGTCGTTAATTTGACTTTGAACTATACTTTCAGTAACCGATCTTCTTTTTTCTGATTCTTTATCGAATAAGAAAAGAACTCTTTCGAAATCTCTACCACTTAACTTAACGTCATAATGAAATGTATGATTGGTCAATTCGATTCTTCCCCAGTCTAATGTACAAAATAAATTAAGGGTATTATTCACTATAAATCTTTTTTGTGACATTGGTGCAATTACAAGTTCAGAATCCTCGTGAGAAATAAGTTTTACACATATACGGAATGCGATTTTTTCGTGATCTTGTAAATATTCTTCAGTTTTAAGTCCTTTCGAACGTCCTAATTTTCCTAAATAAACTTTAAATCTTTTGTAAAATCTTAGAATACTTTTTTTCATATTGTTTTTTTTGTTTTTACAAATATAAAAAAGAAAATTTAATTATTCAAAAGTAATTTCAAAAAAGTTCTCCAAGTCCCCAAATCAATTTCATTTCTACCTATGTTTGCGGAATAACAACATAGTACAACATTATCTTTAGTATATCCCTTATTATTATCTAATCTATCTAAAGATGGTTGTTGTGGATGTTTTTTTTGATGGGAAGGTATTAAAGGTATTTTAAACCAATGACAAAGACCGTTTTGTTTCTCCATCATTTCATTGATGTCGTCAACGGTTAACGTACATTCTATTTTTCTATGTTTTGAGTCATGAATAAGAGTGTTTTGCCACAATCTAACCCTTCTTTCTTTTTGTAAGATCCCTTCTCTTTTTCTGTGTTCCGGATCTAATCTTTTCTTTCTTTTATATTCTCGTGTTACTTTTAAAATACATTCTTTACATTTATTTCCTCTTTGAGTTTTATAAAAATCAGTTATAGATTTTATTTTTCCGCATTTACTACATTGTTGATCCATACTAATAAATATACGGATAAACATAAAATTCAAAAAAAGAGATATTAATTTCTTTTATTCTTTAACAAAACGCACCTGAACACCTTCTTTTTCCGTCGAGTCCTTTGATTTTTCCTTTGCATACTTGAACGGCGTGACCATTACTATAAGCAGAGGGGTGAACGTCATATTTCGCTTTAGCAGATGCTAAACCTCTGGCACAAAGTTTTGTTCCTGTTTTTTTTCTACCTTCCATCATGACCATATCTTCATCATCAATATTCATTGACATTTGCATTCCATGTTTTTTTGTCTCATTCATTAAAAAATCAAAAACTTGATCCATGTTATTTTTTGCTTCCGCGATATGATCCTGAGCCCAGTCGTGACCATTTTCAAGAATTTCTTCAATCATAGAATGATCCAATTCTAATAACATATCACATTGTCTTCTCATTTGTTGTAAATTTGAAAAGAACATATATCTTGAAGACCCTCTTTCTTGAGTTGATGGTTTATCTTCAAAAGTTTCTTTAATTACTCTTTTAATAATTGAATTTAAATTTCTCATATTTAATTATTTAATCCATTAGGTCCACCTAAAACGACCATGTTACTTTGAACTACCGCCTTACCATCTGTTGATGTCCATACAGGATGAGGTACAGCCACACTTGTTACAGTAGAACCTGAATCACAAGGACAACAAATAACACAGACTGTATATTCAGTTCCAGCGGTTACTGTTTGATTTTTATAACAATCCTCACATCTAGTAAAAACATTGATTGATTGTGGCGAAATATCAACCCCATTAGGATCAACGTTACCTGTTGCAATATAACATCTTGGTGCGGAGCCATCTAATGAAAATTGATAAATTAAATCTATTGTAGGTACAAAACCAAGACTAGTTGCCGATACCACCTCTAAGTCGCCAGTTATACAGTCTTCAAATTCAAAACCAAGTTCTTTATCTATATAGCATTCAATACAATCTTCATAAAATGCCAATCCCTGAAACTGAATTGTTGGAGTTTCGCTTAATGATGCATTTCCTAAAATTGTATAACATTGTGTTGCCCCTGGACCTGATCCAATAGGAAATCCACCAACTATTTGTCCGGTTGTAAAACCTGTACTACCAGTCAATATTACAACTACTTCATCTATACAACTTTGTCCGGTATAATTTGCCATGTTTTTTTATTTATAAATATTTTATTTTTATTTTTTATTCACTATTTGGAATTTAATTTGTTTTTTGTAAGTGTTAACTTCCCCACTACTCAAAACTTTGATATCAATAAAATATTCATTAGGTATTTTATCTCGAGTATCAAAGATAAAATAATACTCATTTGGGGTCCTGTTAATTTTTGTCCACTCTTGTACTTGAACTTCCGTTTGACCTTCTCTTACATAAACACGATAATAAGCATCAACTTTGAGTTGTAAATGATTTGTGGTATATGCCTTTTTAATTATAACCCCAACTTTTCTTACATCTGTGTTTAATATTTTTTCATCTTGTTTAATACCATAAAAATCAAACCCATATAATACTGGATCTTTTGATTGAGTTCCAATCGTAAAAGATTTTGCTAATGGATAAACTGTAAATTGATTTATAATGTCTGGAAGGGTAAAACCATTTGATATAATATTTCTCCATGTATCTGTAAAAGTACAAGGAACTGAGTAACCTAATAATGGTGGAATAACAACTTCATAAACACCTTTCGATCTTCTACAAGTTGTTAGACCAGATAGACCGGGTATTACTTGACAATTTGGTCCTGTTATGTCAACAACCGGATTTTGATCCAAATTTAAAAAATTACCATCCTCATAAACATATAAATAAAGTTTATTTACTTTTCCCAAGGAAAATAAATTTCTATCATCTTCTATCAAGTCATCATAATTTGTATAAAGATGAGGTTCATAAAATGTTTGTGTGTGTCTTGTAAAAAATTCAACTGAATAAGTTCCGGAGGTTCCGGTGATATTTTCTACTTGTGGTAAATACGCAATTCCATAACCTACTGGATTTTGTATTGTACCATCTAACACATTCTGGATTTCAGTTGTCATATCAAATTCGATATTTTCATCACCGAATTGAAAATGTTGAGTGTCAATTATTTGTAATTGATTGTAGTTGAATATCCCAGTATTTGTATTACTATAAATTCCGGGGTTTTCCCAATTATCTATTGTGGTCCTTCCTGACCAGTTCGAAGGTCGATCGGAGTAATTTTTATCATTTGGAATATTTGTTATAGAATCAATATAATCGTACCCAACACCCTCATCCCAAAGTTGGGGTTGGTTCGGATCAAAATTAGTGTAGGGAATTCTAAATAAAAATAAATCAAAAGATGTCGCTCTGAGTCTTCCTTGTGAAGTACTTGTGTTCAAAAAATCTTTATCAAAAAAAGATGTGTTTGTCATTCGTAAAGTGTGAGTCATTGCTGACGTACACCCAGTGGATATTGTTCCATCATCAATTTTTTCTCTCAACAAACCGAGATCTAAATCGAATATGAATCTAGAATACCCTTTTGGATTTGCAATCCCCCCATCTCCATAATACAATTCCATAACCGGGTTTCTTCCGGTATTTGTAAAACTATCATATAGTATTGTATTATTTTTGGAAAAATAAGAATTATTAATTGACATTACCTTTTATTTAATAAATATCAATTAATTCGAATATTTTGGTTCAGTATGGTATTTTGAGCATTTTTAATTACGGTTTCAAGTTCCAACGCAGACACCCCTTTTTTGGGATACTCTTTAATTGGTGCAACACCTGGAAATGCGTGAACGTGGGTAAGAAGAAAATTGACTATCAAATTTAAAAGTGATAGTAATTCATCTCCTCTAACCATAGAATTTGTTTTTTGATATATATCGGTTGCCAATTGTGGTTCTTGAATTCCATATAAGGTATCTTTAAGATCTACTTTAAACTTATCCTCAGATCTATGAGATAGTAAATACACACGATCTCCACCCATTAATGAATATGTTATTGGTGTTGGTGTTGACCCAAATGTATTTATTGTGGTTCGATTTTCATCATAAATAATTCCTAATTGAGGGGGATTTTTTCTTGTTACCAAACCATTTCCAGTTTCTGGAAATGCAACATTCAAAGTTACTTTCGGGTATAATTGTTCTAATTTATTAGTGGGAATAAAATTTGTTATTATACTTGAAGTAGTAGTATCGTCAGACGTTAGTAATAGATAATTTGAATATTCCAATCCGTAAAAAAATGGAAATTGATTTTCAACAGTAAATGTGGGATAACCATTTATATTAATGAATCCAGCATTCACTCCCTTTATAAATTGATTTATTAATTCTTTGGTTTCATTTAATGTTTTCAAAGAAAAATTAATTGTATATGCTGTTAAAAAATTTTGTCCTTCTAGAATATTAACATTCTGACTTACGTTAGATATTTTAAATTTTTCATCATTACCATTTATATAATAAAAATTAATATATCCGTCATAGTCTAAACTATTATTAGGAGTAATATACCACTCAACATAACTTTTTATACTTACGTCTTCGAAAGTGCGTTCAGTAGCAGTTTCTGTTCCCGTGCTAATAGTTTCTAATGGAAAGGTTGAGACTTGTAGAAAACTTCTTTTATCATTTTTAATAATTGGAAGTTCGGGGTTTTGACTGGGTAATGTGACTCCTGCTCTTATTAATACATCCTGTTGAGTCAAAATTACATCACTGGTACCACGACCAAGAATTGCATTATCAATTGGTTTGGGATATACTCCTTCGATGTTTACATTTACTTTTCCGGTAGTTGGATCCAGAGGTTGATATGCTTGTTGCAAATTATTTCCGTTTGACAAAACTGCTTGTGATCCGTTGAATGTATCTTTTAAATTCCTCCACGGACGACTTATTGGTCCTGGAATGTAAAATTTATTACTATCATATGGTTCTCTATCCGTTGAATAAATTAAGTGAACATATTCATCTTCTGAGGGTGTAATATGTAAATGGTATGGGATTAGAGGTATATGAATCAAAGGGTCCTTTGAAGTCCACCACTCGGACTTTGGAATTTCCAAATATTCTTTTGGATCACCATCGGGGGCATAAACTCTCAAACGACCAAGAAGTAATGGATCTTGATTATTTAAGACTCTACCTATTCTTATATTTTTAACTTGCTCCATTCCGTTTGTTAAATTCTTCTAAAACAGTATTATAATCATTTTTAACTTTTTCAAAATGATCAGTTAATTTTAAAATATTATCTTTTGTAAATTCAAATTCTTTTTTTAAAAATTCCATTGCGATTCTCAAATCTCTATTTGATTTGTCTGTGAAATTTTTAACTATTTCCGCAACGTCTTGTGCTCTTACAATTTGTTTATCTTTTTCCATATTATAATTTTTTACCGAACATAACTTGAGGTATTGTTGTTCCTATTGGAGTTAAACTTAATGGGTCTATTGCAACTTGTACTTGACCATTTTGTGTTTCTTCTTTGTCAATACCTCCAATTATAGCATCGACTGCTGCCAACATTAAATTAGGACTTCCATCGGGCATAGGGTCTGTAGGAAGACCTAATTTATCAAATTGTTCTATAACATTTATTACCGCTCTTGTTTTTGAAAATCCCTGAAGAACTTGTGAGGATTTCACTAAAGCATATGGTAGTGGTTTTTTTTTCTTCTCAAGATTTTTTTGGACTAAATTTAATATAGATAAAAGTTCATCTATAACACTCTTACAACTTCTGAAATCAGATACAAGTTTCACTGCAATTGCAATTAATGCCAGAACTAAAACTTCTTTTTTCTTACGTATCTCATCATTTATATCTGTTAAAATAACTTGAGATAAAGATAAAATATCTTTTTTTATTAGATTAAAAATTATTCTAACAAACTCAGCCCCAACTTTTGAAACAAATGCAACAAAAAATGTTTTGAATTTTTTTGCAAAATCTACAAAGGATTGGACATCATCATATAAATCCTGACCCAAAGATTTACCTAAAGCAATAAGAGGTAAAAGTGTTTTAGGTGAAAGTATTGTCATGACAAGTGCTCTTGGATATTCTTTGAGAAAAGTCTCATCGAAATTAATTTCGAAAGGAAAAAAACTATTTTTCATAGTTTCTGTAAGTTCCTCTGATGCATCGTTAAGTTGGTTATTATTATTTTGTCCAGGAAAATATGTTAGGTTATTGACCGCAGTTAAAAGTGAATTGGAATCAACTGTTAGTTTCACGTTTTGACATTCCTCGAATTCAACCACTTTGATTTTGATATTTGAATTAATAAAATCAATGTACTTCAAATCCATTTCGTCAAATTCAAAAAAAGAATCATCAATATTATCACTTTGTGATAACTTAGATATTCCACTTACATCAATCTCTTGAGTTTCGTCAAAACAAAGACCAAAAATTCTTTTCATTATAATCATAATTTTGGTAAAATCACCATTGACGGTGTCACCATCTCCTTTCTCGATTGAGAGTGATCCTGTAAGATTTTGTATTAAATTCGCATATAAATGTTTATAATCTATAATATCAATTGTTTTAAAATAATCTTCTAAAAATTCTGAGATTTTGTTTGTGTTACTAGACCTTGGAAAAAAATCAATTTTAAAAAAATCTCCGACAACAGTTTGACCTAGTGGGTTGATATAATTATCCACATAAGTTATATCAAAAAGATCTTGTCCAGAACTACCAATATAATTGGAATTACCAAATGATGGTGCAGAGTAAGGTATGTTAATGTTTTGTATTCTATTTCTTAACTCTTTATTCATCGAGAAGGGTTGATTCTGATAGATAATTGGATTCGATTCATAACATACTTGACCCACTAACGAATCAGGTTCTTCTTTGAGTAGATTTAATAAGTCAATTGATTTGACTTTGATATATACCGAAGTATTTGCGGGAAAACTAGAATCCTGATCACAACCCAAAGTTTTAACCATAAGTTCTGCCAGAATCTTTTCGATTTTTGGTTTGAGTTCTATTAATGCGGCAGAAAAAGTTTTTTTAAGATATTTCATTGATTTGGTGTCACCGGACTCCGCAGACAAAAATTTAATATCTAATAATTCATCAAATTGTGTTTTAAGATTTTTTTTCTGGTAATTTAAATAATTTTCAGCACTTTTTAATTTTTGTGCACCATATTTTCCATATTTTGTTTCAACACCACCAGCCCAAGTTTCAAAGTTATTTCCGGTTTTTTTTTCTAAATCCTTAATATCTTTTTTGACCTTTCTGTACTTTTGACTTAAGGTAGTTTTTTTTTTGATATCCGTATAACCCTGTTGATTATCTAGAGCCATTTAAATTACATTTTTAATTTATTATCTGAAGAAATATCTTTCTCGATTAAACTTTTGAAGGTACTGTCATCTAAATCAAGATCAGATAAAGTAAAATCTTCTTCTTTATCTTGAGATTTTTGCCACATTTGTGCTTGTAATTTAGATAAAGTCAATTTTTTTTCAACACAATCGTTTATAATTTTTTGTTGTTTTTCAATTACTGGACCAATAAGAGTCATATCCTCCGGTTCTTTCATCATTGTCAACATTTTATTTTGAATTCTTATTGCTGTTGATCTTTGTTCTACCAATTCATTGTAAATTTCTTGCATCAAAGATAACATCGAATCTTTGGATAAATTAATTTGTTTTTTTACCGGTCTTGCCATATTAACTATAAATACTTTTTATCTCAAAAGTTCTTGTAACATTTGATTATAGATTTTTTTATATTTTTTAATTGATCCCCTAATTTCTTTAGTTGAAAGGTTTGTCATCTCTCTTAACTCAAACAAAATAATGTTTTTGTTGAACTTATTGTTACTGGAATCAAAAAATATTGAAGTATAATTTTCAAAAATATCTTGAATCGCTCTTCCAAGTTTAACTTCTTGTTCAGTTAGACTTGGTTCTTCTAGAGTGTCTTTTAATAAATTTAAAAATCTATAAATCACATCTTCAGATGTAAGTTCGTCATTATCTATGTGGTATATCATATCGGGTGTATTTAACAAGTCAGATGAGATATCTTCATATGAAATTTTGCGATTCATCTCTTTCTGATCTTTCATTATTTGACCCATGAGATAATTTTTACAAATTGTACCAAAATAGGAATACGCCTTCTTTTCTTTCGATGGTTTGAATTTATCGATTTTGGTCATTAAAAAGGAATGTGTGTCTACATGAATCTCTTCGAAATTCATATCTTTTCTATATAATTTGTATCGTCTTATTATTGACGATATCATCTTGTCCAAAGGTTTCCTTAAAAACTCATTATATATTTTGTTTTTTTCTTCGAAGGTTGTGGCCATTAAATAAAGTTTAACGGCCGTTTCTTCTCTTTCATCAAAATAATTGTTTTGTTTTGGTTTTCTACCTTTCTTTTTTACAACATTCAGATCATTATTTATTTCTAATTCATCTGACATTAAATTTCTTGAGGTTCGTAATTTATATCTCTTTGTTCTGTAAAGAAATATTCTTTTTTTGCAGAATCAATCCAAAACCTAACTTCGTCTTCATATAATTTTTCAGTACCATTTTTGTAATTCCAGAAAAGAGAACCGTTTCTGAAATTTGTGTGCTTATATCCTATTCTCGGAACTGTCATGAAGTTGACTGAATTTTGTGTCATTCTCAAAAAGAATTCATAACCAAAAGTAAGTTTTATGTTAGACTTTAGTTTACCATATTTTTCATACATTTCTTTCTGAATAACCATTCCTGAAATTTGAAAGTTTTGATATGTCTGTAAAACTTCATTAGTTAACACACCAAGTTCTTGTGTGATGTTTGCCGCAAAACATGCCTCATTCGTGAACCCTACAAAAACTCCTTGTTCATCAACATCAACTACTATTGGGAGGAATGCTTGGACTTCTGGATAATGGTTCATATATTCTTTTACATTTTTAGACCAAATATTTGAGTACTCATCATCGAATTCTAAAATGGAAACCCATTTTGATGTTGAATTTTTGACTCCATAATTTACTTGTTCGCAAAAATTTGCCTCTTCAGTCCAAACGAATCGTTTAGTTTGCAAATCACCAAAATCATAAGAATCCAAAAATTCCACAAGTGCGGTTTCATCAGTGTGAACGATAATTACCTCATCGAAAGGTACTTTTTGAATTTTGATTGACTCAATACATTTTTTAAAATAATCTTCAAAAAACCCAGTCATTGAAGATTTAATTGGTAAAATTACCGAAATTGTGTTATTATTTTCCATATTATTCTGCTGTTTCAAATTTAGTTAATTGATTTTTAAAGTTTTCGATTCTAGTTGCCATCATTTTTTCAAACAAAGATAAGACACTAGTTTTGAAAGTTTCTTCACTAGAGTAAGGTTCTACCGTTTGAGACATTTGATCATAAAGATCTGGATTAATATTGTCCTCTAACCAGTTTTGAATAAAGTCGGCAAGGACATCCAACAACAAGTTTTGATTATTAATCCAAATACCATTTTCTTCTTTCATCCACTCAGGAACCATGCTAGGAGTTAACCCAATAACAGGTACACCCATTTTCATAGATTCAAGTGGAAAAGTACCAAATGCACTTGGGGAATCAATCCATACTGAACAAAAACTATCTTTCAACCCTTGTGCAAATTCTAATTCAGAAAGACCTCTCATATCCCTAAATGTAATCCATCTATATTGAGGAAATTTACTGTAAAACATTTTAATAAAATTTGTTGTATTTCTATGATCTCTTGTATAGATTGAAATAATTGTTTTTGGGGGTAAAGGGTTTTTTTGAAACGAATCTGAAATAAATGGATGAATAACTTCATAGGAAACATTTCTCATCATTGTTTCAAGATATTCTTTTTGTTTTTCTGATGTTGTAATACATTTAAAGAAACCTAACTGAGACCAAGTTTGACCCGGTTGTAAAGTTTCATAAACGTGATCGTATGCTTGACATAGTACAATTTTACCACATGGTAACTTAGTTATTTGTTCCATAACGAATCCATAGATTTCAGGAATAATAATTAAATCTTCCGGAGAAATTTCTAGATTAGTACCCTCAATTGAATTATGAGGCATTGTCATATATTTTTCATCTAACCAATCCGAAACACCGGAGTATTCGGGTTTTTCATGAAGAATAATTGAATTGTAACCACTCTCGAATAATGTGTATGCCATTTGGTAAATGTACCTCACGGATGCTTTAGCATTACCTTTTGTGTCTTGTACTAAGAAATAAATCCTAGCCCTTTTTTCTTCCATATTACTAATGGATTTTTCTAATTTTTGAATTTGTTCACTGTTCATATATTATAATTTATTTATTATTTTATGCATTAAAAGAGTGTTAAATGCCAACTTAAAAGGAATAGAAAGTTCCGTACTTTTCATTCTCATTTTTTCATCGATATTTTCCACCTCACTACATACCAATTCTACCATCAATTTAATTGTTTCATATTTAACAACCGCAATTTGTGTTTCGCCACTCAAGTCGTTGAATGTGACGGAATCATTAATTTTTCCCAAATCAATGTAATAATTTTCACCTAAAATTTCAAACATTTTTTATATTTTTAATTATTTCTTTTAGTTCTGATAATGAAGTTATTTCATAATCAGAAGAGATATCTTTGTTATAATTTGTAACATACTTTATAACAATTTTATTTTCTGGTCTTTCTAATAATAAGTATGGATTCGCAGTAAGTAAAACATCAATTGAGTCCCACATGGTTTTTTTTGTAATTTCACTGTAAAAAAAGATTTTTTCTATCAACATTCCGAATTTGGATAAGAAAAAAAGGGATGAAGGTTTTGATTTTCCTATTTCGTTAGAAACAATTGATATATCATAATTGTCTCTAAACTCCAAATAAAATTCGTTTAAGACATTAAACGTGTTCATTTCTGTTGATGGAGCATGTCCAAAAACTTCCATTGTATATTCTTCATATAAAAATGAATAAAGTTCTTCTTTATTTTGAAACTTATACATTTTTTCTAAATCGAAAGATTCTTCTTCACTTAATATTTCATATTTGAAATCTTCATTAGTAATTAAATCTTGAGTATCCCCCGATATGTCAATATTGTACGTAGGTTGTGACTCAATAGTTTGAGAGTCAATTAAATTTTTTTGGTAAACTTGTTTGATTTTTTCAAAAGTATTTCGAAGAACACCATTAATTTCAATTCCTATCCTCATCATATTTTTTTAAAATTTTTGTAATAAGTGGGTTTCTAACAACATCATTTTGACCAAATTCAAATATACCTATATCATCTAAAAAATTGAATTTGGTAATCGCGTCATAAAGACCAGAATGACGGATGTCTTTGTATCGATCGGTTTGTTCGAGATCACCAGATATAAAAAATTTACTATTAAATCCAATTCTAGTAAGAAGGAGTTTCATCTGATTAGGTGTTGAGTTTTGGGCTTCCTCAAAAATCAAAATTGAATTATCAATATTCATACCTCTCATATACGCCAAAGCAAATACTTCTATGATTTCATGTTCCTTTAATTTTTCTCTTGATTCCTTACCAATAATTTTATTCAACAAATAATAAGAGGGAAAAATATAAGGATCTAGTTTTTCTTCTAAATTTCCTGGTAAAGCCCCTAACTTTTCTTCCGCCTCAACTGCTGGTCTTACAATAATAATTTTTTCATAAGAATTATTGGGGTCAACTAATAAGTCGATTGCGGCTTTCATTGCAACATAACTTTTACCCACTCCAGCAGGTCCGGAACAAATAGTTATTTGGTTTTGGATCAAAGAATCATAATATTCTTTTTGATTGTTTGTCAAAAATTTATTTTTGGATTTTTTTTTGACAATTGAGTTTATCAAATCTTTTTTGGTAAAAGGTTTGACTGTATCATCATTTTGTGTTGGCTTTCTTCTATTCATTTAATTTGTTTACGTTATTATTAATCCATTGGTATGTTTTAACCATACCATTATATAAAGAATCATAGTTAGTTTTTCCGATCATTTGTTCAAAAAGTCTATTATCAGAATTTCTTCCCATAACTCCTACTGGACATTTGAATCCGTATTTATCTAAAAATTCGTTACCTTCGATATTTTTAATTTTTACATTTTTATTCGAAATTTTGATTGCCATGTTTGCAAGTTCGTTAATTGTTACCATTTCATCTGAACCTATATTGACAGGTCCCATAAAATCACCATTCATCATTTTTTCTATCGAATTTAAACAATCATCAATATATAGAAAAGATCTAGTTTGATTTCCATCTCCCCAAACTTCAATCTCATCGGATTCATTACACTCAGATACTTTTCTACACATTGCAGCAGGTGCCTTTTCTTTTCCTCCAGTCCACGTACCATACGGACCAAAAATGTTATGAAATCGAGCGACTCTAACGTTAAGACCATAGTTTCTATTAAATGCAAAATAAAGTCTTTCACTAAATAATTTCTCCCATCCATATTCACTATCTGGGTTGGCTGGGTATGCGGATGACTCTTCACAATTTGGATTATTAGGATCCAGTTGGTTGTGTTCAGGATACATACACGCGGAGGAAGAATAAAATATTTTTTTTACGTTAAATTTTGTTGCATAATACGTTACATTCAAATTTATTGTTGCAGAATTGTGCATAACGTTTGCATCGTTTTCTCCAGTGAAAATATAACCAGCACCACCCATATCTGCCGCGAGTTGATATACTTCATCAAATGAATTTTCTTTATCATCAACAGAAATTTGATTTGGTGCGAACATGACAACTGAGACCAGGTTTGGATCTCTTAAATCACCCTCAATGAACTCAGTGCAAAATTCTTCTTGATTAAAATATTCGTGTTTTTTTATGTCAACAACTCTCACAAAATTTCCTTCATTGAACAGTCTTTTTGCTAAATGTCCACCTATAAAACCACCACCACCTAATACTAAAATTTTTTTCATTTTAAAAATTGTTTTTTATATATTTTATAGAAATCATTCGCAGTTTTCGGGATGATTTCTTCAAAGTGAGAAAGATTTGTGATCAATCTCAAAGTATCTCTATAACCTATAATTTCTTTTTCAAGATTTGTGATCAAGTCTTGAACGTTCCTATCTTGATAAACACTAGCCTTATTATATATAACAGAGTTAGGAAAATAATGCTGTAATATATAAGATCCCCATATATCATCCATTCTTCCTGTAAATGGTAATACACTATAGAAAGGTATAACTTCTCTGGACAAAAAAGTATTTTGAGAATTAAATGGGGCAATTTTATTTGAACAATATGGTTCTGTTATGTCAGAATATTTAACTATTGGTTTATAAGTTAATCTAGCCATTGCATCAATATCTGGATCACCGTCCCAAAGGTCCGCCTGAACTAATACTTTTCTCTTAATTTTTCCTTTATACTCAACCCTATGTCGTTTTTGGAGATATTCTATTGGGTACCCCCTATGCCATATATGGTTGTCTTTAGTGATCGAGAGTGGGTCAAACACCTCGAGTTCAGGATCATATAAATCGACATCAATAGTTTTCCCTACGTATAAATTTTGACCCCAATTTTCATATGGTATATTATCATCATCTACAGTTGCGATTATATCCGCTCCCATTTTGTATGCGGCAATAAACCCAACATTCCTTCTTTGTATGGTTTTCCACCCGATAACATCACTTATTTCTTTGTAATTTCTTTCTTGTTCTTCTGGTGACAAATACTTAACATTACTGTATTTTTTTTCTAATTCAAAGTATTCGCTATGTGGAGTTTTCGTATCGCCAACGATAATAAAAACCCACCCATCTCTCTGTGATATTTCAGCAAATTTTTTAGTTGCTTCTGTTGGTGAATTAATTGTTGTTGTTACTATTATTTTTTTCATATTTTTTATATTAAAGAATGTCTGATGGTTTTAAAAAAGAACCAGTAGTGACAATAGAGTGTCTCTCAGTCCTTTCATCTGTCCTATGATTATGATATGTCGGATATTTAATAACTCCTGCTTTGGGTTGAAATCCTGATTTTAATATTTGAGTTAAAAAACAATTTTCACCCCCCTGAGTACCTAAATAACATTCAATATTATTATTAATTTCTTTAATGGTTTTCCAAGACCAACCGCAATGGGCAACTAAAGAATTATTTCTAAGAGTACTTTCTTCTTTATGAAACCAATTTGGATCCAATGTTCCGTCCCGATTGAACCTCATTAGTCCGTCATTTTCAGATTTAACATACGCTTCGTGGGTTTGGCCAATTTCCGGATTCCTCATTGCCCTATTAGTGAATAATATAAACCATTCGTCTTCGCATGAATAATTTTCGATTTCTTTCCCAAATGTAGTATCAGAATTGGCAAAAAATTTATAATCATTAGGTGATGACACTGAATTTGTAAAATTATACAAATCTCTCATTGATATATTATTTGATCGTTTTAAGTTATGTAAAATCACTTTTTCGTTTTTGCAATCTAAAAATGACTTATAATCTTCTTCCTCTTGACACCAAATGTGTATTTCATCGAAAAACTGTGAATTCCATTTAAGAGTATTTTTTACTTCGTTGAGTCTATCAATTGATTTATACCTAAACCCATCAATACTTAGTATTTTTTTTCTCATATTATTTTAATTTTAAAAACGTTAATGTACCTTTAACATCAATTATATTGTGATTTGGTAAGTGTTTTTTTATAAACTCAGACACAAAATTAATATCTTTATTATGCCATTCTATCATTAGATTGTCACTAACTTTCAATATAGAAGAAAATTCTATTATATTATATTCGGATGCTTCAACATCAATTTTTACTAAATCTGCTGGAGTGCTTATAATTTCCTCTAAAGTTTTTAAACTAAAAACCTTTTCTGGGTAGTAAACCAATCTTTTACCCCATATATCATCTTTATATTCTTTATTAATTTCTGAAACCATATAACCACCACTATTATTATCTCCAATACCCTGTACTTTCGATTCGGTTTTACCATAATAAATTCCAAAATTATGTTTAATGGTATTCTCATAATTGTTTAAATTTGAAAAACAAATCTTAAAATTATCAATATCTGGTTCAAAGTAGTGATATTGGTTAATATTCTTGTGTTTTACTAATTCATAAAAGTCTCCATAGTTAGCACCTATGTCTAATACTATATTTAATGAATCATTAGTTTGCGACAACCATTGTGTAAATGTTTGTGTGTCATTCATATTATTTCGATTTTAAATTTATTTTTGTAAAAACCCCAATCTTCAGAGTTTTCGGTGTGTGTAAAATTTTGTACATACTTACTTTTGTCATTACTGATAGTCACGCCTCCAGTACCATCACCATGACCACTATGATTTAAATGAAAAATAGGTAATTTTAATTTCGAAATTTTACCGTATATTGAACCTTTTTTCATTAAGTTTGTATCGGCAAAATTTCGATAAATCATAGATTCCTCAAATCCCCTCATTTTATGCCATAAATCCCTGTGAGCAACTTGATAGTCACCACAACATATCACTAACGACCAAGGATCTCCAATATCTTCTTTTCTATTTGCATCGGGTTTCTCCGGATAATTATTTTGGTTCAATATTAATGAATTTCCAAATTCAATATCATTATTAACATTTAGGAACTCACTGACTTGTACGTCCCTTCTGGGAACAGTATATAATGTATCTTTATCTAAGGACTTCAAATCTGGTTTGTCGGCAATGATATCAATATTTGTAGAAACAATAAAATCACATTCACTTAATCTGATACCTATATTTCTACCCACCACTTCGACAATATCAATAGATTCATAAATTTCGTTCAATTGTTTCACGTCATAGGGGGTAACTAAAACATGTTTTAATTTATTTTTTTGTGGTAACGATAATTTAATGTCCTCTATTAATGAGTTAGTTTTAGAATTCCAATCAACATAAATAACCTCATCATATCTTTCAATGAAATTAGTTAAACACATTCTGGCTCGGTGAGATAAATGACCACCATAATTATCATTTCTAGATGTTATAACCGCAGATATTTTCATAGTTTTTTTAAAAAATATAATTCCAATCTTTAGAAAATAAATGTTTAACGTGATCAAAAGACGATGGAACATGTTTAGAATAAATAAACACTTTACCGGGTTCTATATTTTCCTTTTCTAAAATATAATTAATTGAGGATTCAACTACGTGGATTTCTTTTGATAATTCCAATACTTTTATCCAATCAAACAAAGTAAATCCATGGTAAAATCCCATATCTATAATTTTACAATCGGTATTAATTTTTATATTTTTAATAGCAAAATTTGGGGGAGAACCAAATTTGTTATTAACCACGATATATTCATCATTTTCTTTTAAATTCAACAAACTAAACAATTCTTCTTCTTTTTTTTTATTTCTATTTATAGATAAATAATCTGACCAGTCGTCTAATTTAAGGTTCATCAGTTTATATTTTGCATCCATGACAGATCCATTGAAAAGTCTATCCGCTGTTTGTAGTGGTATCAAAAAAATTTCTTTGTTATCTATATATATTTTATTGGGTGTTAGGGTGGAATTTTGTAAGATAGAAGAATATTTGAATTTGTTGATTACTGGAAAGTTCCCTTCTATATATTCACTAATCCACGAATACTCATTAATCACCGGATGAAATACTTTATAACCGTCATTTTCCAAAAACTTTCTTATTTTAGTTGTAAATAAAATATCACCTAATCCTGCTGGTTGTTTTATTATTGCAATCTTATCCATTTATTGTAAATTATATCTTCAATTATATCATAGTTTAGAACTCTATTGAGGTTATCTTTTATTGCTGGAATACGACTATTATATTCATCAATACTTAAACTATTAATGTCAAAATCATCAGTCAATAGTATTATACCATCCATATTAAAAAAGTCACCAATATCAGGCGAACCCAAATAAATTGGTATTGTACCTGTTGCAAAACAATCTAGAATTTTTTCAGACCAATACGTCTCATAGATATCATTTTCTATTGTAACTGAAAACATATAATCGTTAAGTGCGGATTCCTTTTTTTCAAAACTTTTAAATCCCATACCATATAAGTCTAAGGAGTCTTTCAACTTATTTACCCAATTTAATCTATGTGGGTAATTTTTGTTTGATGAAATCATAGACACTAACTTGGATTTGGGGTAAATTTTTGGAGATTCAATCCAGAATCCGTGAGGTGGTAAATAAACAAAATTATCCGTAAGTTCATATATTTCTTTATTGTGAGTAAATAATATTTCATACTCAGAAGAAATTCTTTGCCAATTTTGTTTTACAAATTGAACTGATCTGGGACTTATTTTTCTTGATTCCAACAACCATGCGAATTTTCTTTCACATTTCACGTTTAAACCGTACTCAATAGATTCATCAACAAAAAACGTAATGTCTTCTATTTTGTTTTTTGACCAACTAAATTTGGTTGGTTTTTTCCATAAAGTAGATGAAAATGCGTGTTGGAATCCTCCACCTATCAAACCTATTTTGTCCATATCATTCCCCAAGTTTCTTTTCTTTTCGGATCAACGTCACTATGAAAATCCGATTCTTCCCACTTGCAATAGATTTCTGGTTTTTTCATATAATCGTCCCCCATTATATACCCAAATTCGGAATACCCTAAAGATTGTAAATGACGTATTATTTTGTTAATATTATCATATTGCTCTTCCGCCCATTCAAAACATATCTCTTTAGATTTTTTAGTAAGACCCTTTAATACCTCTAATTCATACCCCTCGACATCTATCTTTATTAAGTCAGGTTCACCGTATTTTAATATTAGACTGTCTAACGATGTTGACTTTAATTTTAAGGGTTCATACCACACGTAATTTTTTGTAAATCTAGAATTATTAATCCAGTCTAATGATGCTGTTGATATGGTATCTGCGTTACTAACGTAAAAATCAATATCATCATTGTCATTTTCGGACATTACAGTGTTTAATACGGTAACATTACTACTGTTTTTATATTTGTTGACTAAGAAATCACATAGAGAAGGATTGGCCTCAATCGTTATGATTTTAAAATTATCACCGAATAAATTTATACATTTATCCGTGAATAAACCTCTGTTTGCCCCAATATCGAATATTAACATTTTTTTTATTTTTTTATTTTTATAAATAAACCGTCACCCCAAGTGTGTCCAGCCCAATTCTGTTCAACCAAATTAAATCCAAAGGGTTTTAAAAACTCTTTTAATTCTTCAATTTTGGCACAATTTTCATAAACCTCATCTCTATTAATTTCAGACATTATATAGTCAATACTTTTCAGAGTTTCAACGGAACCCTTAAAGACTTCCAGTTCGTAACCCTGAACATCAATATTAATAAAATTAAAATTTTTTAAATTTATATCCATATCATCCAATCTTTTCATTTCTACAACTTCAATGTTGTTAAATTGAATGTGTGGGTACTGTTTTAAATGTAGTAATGGTTTAAGTATTGAACTGGATTGACCCATGTTTGCTTCCTCTACAAACATCTCGACATTTTTATTTTCATTACCTAATGCAATTTTATGTTTGATAAAGTCCTCACCAACATTTTCTAATAGTTTATTAAAATTCTTCTCTAAAGGTTCAAAAAATATTCTGTTTTTTAAATTTAAATTATTATAAACATTATTTTCTTCCCCAAAATGGGCACCAATATGTATCACACCTTTGATATCCATATTGTATTTTTTTACTAACATTTCAAGATCAAGCAACATAAACTAATTCTCCTTCTTTTATTTTTGTATTTATTATTTCCCAATTATTTTCATAGATATCTTTATAATTTTTAGGACCATTGTCTCCAAACCATATTGATGGTGCAATTACTCTTTTGGTTTCATTTTTATTTAAAAATGATCCCCACCAAGAGAAAGTTGAATTCGATATTATGTTGTTTTCACACATACTCATCAACCACAATTCATTATAATCCTCATCATCAACAATTGTATAGTTTTCGTTATCTAAATTTTCTAACACCCAAGTTCTATCATCGGTAAAAATAAAAAGATGAGAATACTCTCCAATCATTTTTAATGCAGTTTGTACGTATGATTTAGATACTACAGGATGTATTGTTGGTGAATTCAGATAATCACCTCTTCTTACATGTAAGGAGACCGTGTTATTTAATTTTATCTGGGGGTATTTAATTGTGAGTGAATTAATTTCTTCATCAGAAGGAGAAAACAAATCAATTATTTTATGTTTATAACTCATAAAATTTTTACTGCTCTGGTAGTATCCATAAAACTCGATATTAGTATTAGGTAAAATTGGTTTGTCATAATATGACCAAGTCACTTCATTATGTCTATGTGTTACTAAATTATCATAAGTAAAATTGATTTTTTTAAATATGTTATTTACGTATCTAGACGTATCGTTTCCTTGTAGTGGTGTGTATGATTTTGGATTAAATCTGTATTCACATTTATTATTCCAACTTTGTGATAATGCGTTAGATATTTGAAACATTTGGTTTCCTAATCCTCCCATCAGATATGCTGTTATTATCATGTGTTATAAATTTTTATATTTAGGAAAGTTTCTAATAATATTAGAACATCTAACTTGTTCGTGAGGTCCACCTGATCCACTACCGGGTTTATGATCATTTCTTGGGTTTTGTTCATTATAAACATAAAGTATATTTGGTATATATTCATAATGTCTATTTCCCGCCATTTCAACCATAGGAAAACAATATGCGGTATCTGCTCCAGATTTAAAATACTGACCATCTATATCTATAAAAGATTTTTCCTCAATGTTTCTCCATAAATGAACCTTCCAAGTTCTTAAATGTGAAAATAAAAAAGTATCTTTTCTAATAGTGTCTGGGTTAACTTTAGATGAAAACCCAAATTTACCACTAGAATAAACAAAACTACCGTTTGTAATCCACAAATTTTTATTTTGTTTGTATTTTTCATTAATTAAAGATAAAACATTGTTATTCTCTAACCAATCATCACCATCTAACTCCACTATTATATCCTCATCATCAAATAAGTTTTCATCTAATAATAGGTCGTCAATATTTTTAAGTTTGAATTTTTTTTCTTGATTGACAATTAATATAAATCTATCATCATCTTTAATTTTTTCTCGTATTAAATTTACAGTATTATCATCCGAAAAATCATCAACTAAAAACATTTTAAAATCTTTTAGGTTTTGGTTAATTACTGAATCTAAACATTTTATGATGTACTCCTCGACATTCCAAAAACAACTTATTATCTTAATCATTTAAAATTTTTATATATTCTTCTTTTATTTTTTTTGATACTTCTACTGAATCAAATTTAGTAATATCTTCAGGAATGTCAAACCTTTCTTTATTAAGAATATTTCCCGAGCCATCAACATTATATATCCATCCTGGTTTTCCACACAGCCAACCTTCAATGGTTGTCCGACCAAGAAGTATTCCTGCTGTCTCTGAGCAATTTTTTACGAATTTTTCCACATCATAGGTCTGGTTGAAATGTTTGACATGTTGATTAGATAAAATTTCATTCAAATAATTTGCATGATTTTTTCCTACTAAATATAATTCTTTGTTTTCAGACTTTGTTTTATCAACCAGATCTCTTATTGTATTTTGTCTTAAATAATCTATAGTTCCAACAAATAATGTATAATTACCAGAAGTTGTATCATTCGTGTTAAACTTATTAGTATCAATTGGGTTGTAAATAACACATGTTTTATTTTCAGGAATCCAAAAGTTTTTTATAATATGATTTTGAATTTCTGGTCTAATTGTTATGTATTTTTTAATATTTTCGTGAATGATTGGGTTTTCTAGGGAAATTACCTCAGAATGAATTGTACAAATCATTTTATTTTTTGGAAATAACTTGAGTAAAGTTTGAGTTACGGGATAGTGTTGTGAGTGAATAATATCGTAATTTTTGTTTGTAAATGGAACTTTTATGTTATGAACTTTTATTCCCAAACTTACGGCTAAATCAGTTAGTGGTCCACCAATATGAGGTGAGGTGATGGTGACATCACACCCTAACTTTTGTAAGTTTTTAGCAAGTTCGAACACATACATCTCGGAACCAGTAAATTCACGAAATAAGAGACAACCGATTAAAATTTTCATACGATATTTTTTTAATTAATTAATACAAATTTTTTAAGTTTTTCAAAATTATTTTTAATATATGGAACCAATATATTATTGTAATCTTGAATCATTTCATTATTTGTTGTTTTTATATCTCTTGAGGCAGACTCAAGGTGGTAAGCAACAGAGTCAGGAGAATAATAATTACTATAACCTGAAACCGTCAACTTTAAATTTAATAAAACGTCTTCGAAACAATGTCTCAATGATTCATCAAAACCTCCAATTTTTTCAAATGTGTTTTTTCTAATCATCATTAATGCTGCGGTATTACCCAAAACATGTTTAGTTGTCGTATCAAAATTGTAATAACTATTTTTTCCTAAATGATCAACAGATATTTGTTTAACATTCTGTTTCAAAAAAATTGTTATCCCCTGATGTTGTAAGGTATTATCCTCATAGTGAAGTCTACAACCAACAGTTCCAACATTTTTATGGTTTTTAAAAATAGTAATCAAATTGTAAATTACATCAGTCAATAAAACTATGTCATTGTTACAGAACAATAAATACTCAAATTTATCAGATAAATGATTTTTAACAACATCATTGTTAATTTTAGAGAAATTATAATAATCATATAATAACAAATTTATATTATTTTCTTTTTGGATATACTTTTTTATTTCATTTAATTCGTCATCAGAAGATCCGGTATCTGCAATAAAAATTTCAAAGTAATCTGGGTTACAATTTTTGAAAAAAGAATTCAAACAATTTATTAATAAATTTATATTATTTTTAGTTGGTATAATAACGGCAACTTTGGGTTGGTTTTTTATTTGTTTTGACTTATTATTTTCATTGAGATATGGGTGTGAAGGCTTTAAATCAATTGGTAAAACATGTTTCCATTTTTCAAGAAACTTTTCTTTGCTTTCCCAAAATTCTTGATTTGGTTGACCAACAGATTCATGTGTAATCTCAAATGAAGAGGACACACCAATTTTAACTCCGTCCATATAATTTGGGATACAGAATAAATGATCATAGAAATGAAACTTACCAATTGTCTCATCAAAATTATGTTTAATTTTAGTTTTATCAAAACTAATAAATAACCCATCAATTGTAACTACGGGGATTAAAAATGGAAATTTTGGACAATATTTACTTAACCATTTGTTTTGACCTGGTGGATGATGATATACTTGACCAACCATTGTTAGGTTCATTTTTTCCCAATAAACCCCGGACTTGGGAAAATAACATGATCCGGCTTTTCCAATTATACCAAATTCCAGATTATTAGAAAAGTCACTTAAAAGTTTTTTTCCCCAATTTTTTTCTAATTTAATGTCATTATGACAACACACAACAATGTCATAAATAGATTCAGTTATTCCACTATTATAAACTTCTGATAAGGAATATTGATTATGATTGACATATTCTAAAATTTGAACATCCTTAACACCAACCGTGTGTAATAAGTGTTGTTTAAATTTGTTATTGTACTCAGAGTCTTTGTGAGTTGAGTAAATAATACTGATCATATGCCTGTGCTACCAAAACCATTATCAGATCTATCTTTTTCTTCTAAAGATGTCACTTCTTTGAGTGTTACCCATTTACCCGAAACAACTGGAGTCAAGACCGCTTGAGCAATTTTTTGTCCTTTTTGTATTTTAACAACTTGATTTGAGGTGTTAAATAATATCACTTTGATTTCCCCTAAATATCCTTGATCTACAGTTCCAGGTGAATTTAACACCATTAATCCCTGTTTGAGTGCCAATCCACTTTTAGACCTTATTTGGATCTCATAATTTTGAGGGATATTAAATTTCAATCCAGTACCAATTAGTTTTCTTTCCAAGGGTTGGATTTCTTCTTCATGAGTTGAGAACAAGTCCATACCAGAATCACTTGGGTATGCGTATGTTGGAGTAATTGCTTCTCCATCAATTCGAACAAACTCTAAATCCAATGTTGGATTATTTTTTTTTACATCGCTTTCTAAACCTTCGATAAACAAACCAAATTTATTTATAATTTCACTTTCAGATCCCTGAAAATCTTTACCAAAAATTTCTTCAATATGTTTTACTTGGTTTAGTAATTCTTTTGTTTTTTCATCCATCAACGTAGTTCTTTTAAAATTTTAATTGTTTGAATCAATACATCAACATCTCGTTCACAATATTTTGATATTTCAGTCAACTTATTATCATTCCAATATGCCGAGTGGACTTGATCACCAGAAATTTCACCATCTTTAGAAGTAGGTATGTCTAAACATGTACACATTAAATCCAGGGAACCAATGGAGGTGTAAGCACCATATTGCCAAATCTCTTTTGTATCCAAGGCTTTAACTTCCCATGGTTTAGTGTCAAATGAAGGAAGAATTGATGGTGGTTTCAAACCATTTATGATCATCCTCTTTGCTAACATTGGTATGTCAAAGTTTTTCAAATTATGTCCACACATATAAAAATCTAATTTACCACATCTTTCCAAGAGTTTTTGGACATCTTCTAATAAGATAAGTTCATTATCATTTGCAAAAGTTTGTTGTTTAATTTCGCCTTTATCAGTAACAAATGCCATGGAAACACAAATTATTTTTGCAAACTCCGGAACAAGTGCAGTCCTTGTAGAAAAAACATGGTTTTTTTGTTCTTCTAATGACTTACCCTCAAGTTGATCTTCAGGAAACCTCTTTAAGAACCAATCATAATAATTTTCAAACTGATTCGAAAGTTTAGGGAAACTTTCTTTACAAGTATCAAAATCTTTTGTAATACCAACAGTTTCAATGTCAAGGAATAAAATTTTAGTTATAGGAATAGTAATCATAAAGTATTAAATTATAGATTTGTAAAATTGACTTCTTTCGATCGAAACAGTAACTAAACTATATTTGTCTTTCACTGTTTCATATAATTGATTACCCAAGTCTTCGATCATGTTCGGGTTATCAACTAATTTTTTAATGTTTTTGGCCCAATCACTATGGTTATTATTTTCTGAAACCAAAAGGGCGTTTCCATTTGTAAATTGACCTTGATTTAAAGCGTGTTTAAGATCTAAAGTGTAAGGTCCTACTTGGGACGCAATCAATGCTTTTTTATAAAAACCAGCCTCAATAACTTTTAATTGAGATTTCATTCTATTAAACATGTGGTTTTTGATCGGTGCCAACGAGATATCAAACTTAGAATAATTTTTTGCATAAGAGTTTACTGGTCTTGTCCATACTCTTACATAATTTTCGTTTTGAGATTCTAAGAACTCTTTTTCTTCAAACTTCATCAAAAAACTTTTATAATCTTCAGAAATGATTTTGTAGTTATCTGTGAATAATTCTTCATATCTTGCCCAAACAGTTTCATCAGGTCGAATGGGTCTTTGTTTTTGTTCACCAGTTTCTTGATTAATTTCAGTTACAACTCCCCTTACATCAAACCCACAAAGATAATATTGTAGTTTATTCTGAATTGGTTTAAGTTTATTAACAAAACCGTCCATAAGTTTTAAATCATGTAAGTGAGAAGATCCACCTAACCAACCAACTCTAATTTTTTCTGACGGTTGTGTTGGCTCATTGAATTGTGGGTCGTTGGGATCAACGGCATTTGGAAAAACTACAACATTTGGGTTAAACTTTTTGATTTCAGATGCAAACAATTCGGTTGTGGTTGTGACATAACTCGCTTCTTTTATATTTGCAATAATTTTTTCATGAATCTTGTTTGTAACAATAAGTTGATGAATTGGATGTTCTTTAGTTGGTAACCAATAATCATCAATATCAATGATTACAATGATTCCGTTTTGTCTTAACATTTTAATTAAATTGGGAGTATTTTCATAGTTTTGTCCAATATTTCTATGGGCATGAACAATCTGATATTTTTTCCAATAATTATAGTCATTGATCTTTGGTTCATAATCAATATCGATATGAAAATCGTTTGGGTATAAATTTTGTAAATGAATATGGGGATCGACTGATCGAAACTTGCCAACTCCAGATTTGTCACTGGGAAGTACTAATACATTAATTTTGTTTGACATAAAATAATTTGTTTGAGTTAAGTATAAAACTTTTTTACAAACAAATCAACTTATTTCTTTAATCTTTTAGTTTTTTAATTTTTGTCAATTTTCCCTCGAATATATGTTGACCGACTCTGAATTTAAAAATTTCATTAGAATTTGTTTCGGATTCAACAATTAATCCATTTTCATTTAAAACCTCTTCAACGACTTCTTTAAGTAACCCACGTATGTTATTGATGTTAACAGATTCAGTTATTGGTGATTTTGGTGAAGGTTGATTAGGTTTAATTTGTTTACCTGATGCATCAGTATTCATTAAACGAGATGCTTTTTCAACTAGATCATTTGATAAAACTGTTCCAGATCCAACATTTGGTTTCTCAATTGGGTGTTCCAACATCAGTCTTTTTATTTCGTCAGGAAGTTTTGAATTTTTAATTCTATCCTCAGATGGAATTTCTGTATTATAATTTGTTGATGGTCTAGATTCCATCATTAGTTCTTGGGGAATATTGTATTGACCAGCAACTGGAGTAAATTCCTCAACCATGGGTGTTGTGACATCATTTCCTTTTGCTCTACCCATGGTATCATGTTTTTGCATGATTTGTTTTGATATCATCAGTTTTTTTATCAAATCATCTTCAGCACTCATATTATTCAAATTTTGCGTTTATTATTACCCTTGACATACTTTTGTCACCCAAAGGATTATAATTTGGTTGAGGTGAGTCAAAAAACTCAGTTGTTGGTCTTATAAATTGTATTCTATCCAATCTAAATAACCTCCAACTAGGAAGTGGTTTTTCACCTAGGTATGCTCTATGAGAAGCACCCTCTAAATCCCATGCTCTCAAAACTGGATTCCCAGTTTTGCTATACCCATAACAAACCGGTTCAATAATTCTAAGACCATTTCCTCCTGGTTCGTCACCTTCATAATAAATTATAACTCTTCTTCTTTTTTTAATAGCATCTACAATTGTACTTGAGGATGCTATTTCAAGAATAAGACCTTTTAAATTTTTGTAAAGTTTCATTTTAAGCCGAAGGGGTTGTATATGGTTTGTTTGGTTGATATTCGTTTATTTTGATTTCATTTTTTCTTTCAATGATATCAAGTTGAGAACCACCATTTACTGTGTCTAAAAAAACACCAGTACCTTTACCAAAATCATCTCCATCACTAATTGCATCTTTGTTAGTTGCTGAATACTGATTAGTTTCTTTATAGTCATTTTTTGGGATTAACTTTTTTCTTTGGTCCTGACCAATAATACCAAGATCATTTAGAGGTTGACTAAAATCCAATCTTTCTGAAGTTGCCATTTTATATTATTTTTTTAATTATTTGGTTTATTCTTTTTACACTTTCTGTAATTTTCAAATCATCAATTTCACTACTATGTTCTTTGGATGGTCTATTCATATTTGACAACCATCCCATGTCGGTTATGAGTTCATCACTTACATCTTCAGGACGATACTCTTTATCTATTTTTGTTTGAAGATTAGACCCGTTTCTAAGACTTTGTAATGTATTGTTTATCCAATTATACATATAGTCACCACCATTTAAAACGTACGGAGCATCCTCTTTTTTTCCATCGAAAGAATCAAACCAATTTTTCATCCTTCCAAGTTGTTGATAAGTCACATACCCAGTGTTTCGTAATTCCTGATTTCTATTATGTCCTTCTGTGTTTGAATTTGAACTTGGTGCATTTTCAAAACACACAGTAAGATGATTTATTACTTCATCTGGAATTACAATTTCTTGACCATATAACTCACTATTCATCAGTTTTTATTTTTTTTAAAAGTGAATTGAAATCCAAATCTTCTTTATCTGCCAATTTTTTAATTGACTCTAAATTTTTTACTAAAATTTTTTCTACTGGATTTGACGAAGATTCGGTATTTTTCTTCATTACATCTTTATTAGATTTTTTTTTATCTAACAATATTTCATCAATTATACTTTCCATTTTATTTTTTTCTAACTCAGACAGTCTTCTTTTGGTAAAACATTTTTTACAAAAACCGTGTCTTTTTTCATCCTCTAATTCAGCATCTAATTCAGGATCAAATCCAAAAATATCTAATCTTTCCTCTCTATTTTTTTCATTTTTAATCCCATTACGTTTTTGTAAAATTTTATCGGCTTCCTTATAAGTTTTGGCATCTTGGACATCTTCCCAAGCATAACTTCCGGTATAATCCACTTCTTTGATTAATGACTTTTCTAAATTTTTTGATTCACCATAGTAAACTCTATAACCACGAACTATTGGATTTGTAGTTTGTCTTGTCATAGCAACCGTCATATCTTGAGTATATCTTGGATGTAACCAAAGATTTAATAAAGGAACACTAGAATTTATAAAAGTACCATCATCATTTACCAATTCATCGATTTCACCAGATGGAACTTCCTTAGGTAATTTAACGGTTATTTCTTTACCTAAGAATCTTACAAATCGTTTAAGATCAACTTTAGATGAAATTATTTTTTTTAATATCATGGGAATTACTTCCAATAATTTCGGGGATTTTTTTTCTATACTTTTTTTGTCCTTAGAATCAAGTTGAAATTCTTTATTTTCTTTAAATTTTGTAAAAATTGATTTTAACTTTTGTGTAAGGTCTCGGATTTCTTTTTGGTCAAGACCCTGATCAATTTTTACAAATTCATTTTCTAAATCTTTACCTTTCAAATCTTTTTTTTCATTAACAAGATTTTCAATTAGATGACTCACATTGCTTAGTTTATCTTTAGAAAAAATAAATGTAATTAAATTTGTATTATTTTCATTTAAAACTCTCAGGTTATTAAAGTGTAGCATAAGTTTATTGTTCTGCTCCTTTAAATGAAAAAAGTAAGATCCTTTAAGAATATTTTTATTAAAAACTAACATATCTATTTTTTTGATAAATATTGCGATGGAGGTATTTATACAAAAATGGCTCAACAAAACATTAATCAATACGTATATAATAAGTTAAAACTCAACTTTGCTCATGAGATTTCAGATATGTCTTTGACATCTGATGAGAAAGATTATAATGAAGAAGTAGTTTTTTCACCATATTTGATTGCTCAAGGATATGGGAATAGATTACCGGTATATTATGATATCAATAATTTAGAAACAACACAAGAATTAAATCTTACATATAAAAATTATGACAACAGAAATCTTCTTGTATCAGAAACATACTATAATGAAGAAAATTTAGATTTGTCATGTTTTACCGCTCAAACAATTTGTGACATAGGATTAGTCGGTATGGATAATGGGTTGGTTGACAAAATTGTTGGACCAACTATTACCTACACAAATGGCTTGTTTGACGACCTATTGAAATTTCAAAGAACATATTTTGATAGAAGAATGAAAATGTTTCAGGTAACTGGTTATACTTCACAGTATAATAGGTTTTCCGGAATTACAAAAACAACACTATATGAGGTTGAGGGAAAGATTGAGCCTTCGGTCGGAAAGTATCATGAACTTTACGGTGGGTTTTATCAAGGATTTTATAAATTATTTGGTTACGATTATGAAATTTTACCTGAGAGAGTACCTAAAGGTTGGGCTGTAGAAATGGTTGTCAGACCACGACTCATAGATCAATATACTCCAGGTCCAAATGAAACTACTCTAAATGAATTATATCCAGATAATGCGGGAACTGTATTTTATTTAGGGACTCGTGCTGAAAACAAATTTTATCATCATGCTGACGGTACACCGAATTGTTTTACTGGATATACAAGAGTGACAACACCGCTGAGAGATTGTTGGGTAACTTGTGCTTGTTGTAACACAGGGGTTACAAACAGTCGATGTATTTTTGTTTATCCACCAAGATCCCAAGACGGAATTCATGATCCGCATGTAAACTATGGGTGTCATGTTTGTGGACAACAAATAACAAGTTGTGGTTGTGGGTGTAATGAATTACCTTGCGATAAGTGTGGTTGGGAATGTAAATCTCATCCTTGTTATTTTACAACTGGATATACACCAACACCATTACCTGTTGTACCTTTGATATGTCCACCTTGTGAACCAACACCCACACCGACACCAACTCCCACCTCGAGTCCAATTTATTGTATACCAGAACCAGTCTGTACACCAACATGTACAACTTGTAATGATTGTGAATGTGAGGATTGTCACCCATGTTCAATGAGTGGGTGGACTTCTATCGAAGATACTTGCGAAAAAGATCCAAAATTAGACGCACTATCTAACGCATTATCAGTAAGATTTTCTGGTGATCCAAAAAACCCTAAAATTTGCATTAGAAGTTTGAGAATTACTGGATCTTGCGAAACAACCGGGACTTGTGAGACAACAGGATTTACTTATACAACTGGACATACAATCGATAACTATTGTTCACCTAAGGGTATATACGACTACTGTTTAGATAGGTGTAGTGAATTTTTTGATATACCGAAATGGTTGTTGTTAGATATTGTGTGGAGAAGATATACATTTTTTGATAAATGTGACTTAAGATATTTTGGCGGTCTAGGCGATATTACAGAAATAAAATATTTGGACTCTTTAGCAAACGATACTGTAAAATTAATTTCACCTCCAATTACGCACTGTAGTTTAGATCCAAAAGAAATAGAAATTGTAAAACTTAATCAAAAATGGTTAGATGACGTTGTTTATAGACAAGGTTCTTTAAAAATATATGTAAATGGAAAAATATTTTTTACAGTAGAGGACTTTGAAGAGATTATTCCACGGCCTCTTGACACTGATAAAGAAAGACAAGTTGGAGTACCATTTAATATGTCTTGGGGTGGTGGAACCCAGGGATTACGTGAAAATTTAATATTATCCGCTTGTACTTTACCATATACGGATTATATACAAGATCCTGAGTTGTTCCCAAAAAATGTTTTGAGTGGAACCTCACTTTCTGGTTTAAATACAAATATTGTTTTAGAACAAAATTTTGGGGGTACCTTTGATGGTGCTCTATCACAATTTAGATTTTACGTTTCTCCATTGACAGCCCCTGAAATCAAACATAACTTTAAAATTTTAAAAGATAGATTTTCTATGTTTAATCCGGATTGTCCGGATTGTAATCCACTTGTTTGTGAACCGAATGACTTCCAATTCAATACTCAGTCACCAACACCAACACCGACGATTACAGCAACTATCACTCCAACAGTCACCGTGACACCAACTCAAACTCCCTCATCTACTTTTCCATTACCAACACCAACTACCACACCAACACCTACGGTTTCTTCTACTTTTCCATTACCAACACCAACTACTACACCAACACCCACCCCAAGTAGTTCTTCTTTACCTCTACCTGAGGTTGATTGTGAAGATGGAATGGATGTCGTATTTGTTGTGGATTATACTGGAAGTATGGGACCTGCAATAAATGCTATCAAAACAAACATAGCAACTATTGTAAACAATATTATTACTAATTCAAATAACAATTATAGACTTGGATTAGTAATTTTTGATGAAACTGACGATTTTCCAAATTATTTAACATACGTATCATCAGTAGAATATACTTCACTTCCAGCATCACAAAAATATGTTTACCAAAACATTGGACCAAATAGAGCACAGGTTATAACTGCAATGGAAGTTATGACACCAAACAATCAATCATCTTTTTCAGTACAATTAAATAAATTAAATAATCCTCTTTTTGGGTTCTTTTTGGGTAATGGTATCGGTGGTCCAGAGCCATCTGATGTTGCAATTGATAGAATTATTAATTTTGGAATTGCGGGAAGTTTCTTACCAACTCATAAAAAAATAATTATTTTAATTACAGATAATGAACCAAGTGGTAATAATGATAATTATATATTAGGTCTTGATGATTTAGTAATCCAACAGTTAACATCTAATTGTATTTCTCAAAATATTACAATGAACTTAATCATTCCACCGGCAAGTACATTTGCATCATCAACCTATCCGGCAGGAATAACCGCACTAATTAATATGTCAATTGCAACTGGAGGTAGCGTTGTAAGTACACCATTTGATAATACGTTCAATGCGAGTGGTATCGTCACCGCATTAGATGAGAATTGTGTGACCACCATGAATTTATGTACAGACCCATGTAACTTAGGTCTTTCTGGATATAACTTAAATACTGTTGGTCAATTGACATGTGGAAATTTAACTGGAACTTGTGGAAACATTCAGGCATACACAATTTTCTGGTATGATTCATCTGGAAACATTGCATTAAAATCTGGTTTTGGTACGCCTTTTCCGTTTGTTGGTCCTTACAATTACAACCATCCGATGACTGGATTAAATTCCCCGATGTTACCTCCTGGTCTTTATACACCAGTTCTACAAGCCGTTACAATTGCTGGAACAACATACACCCCAACTGGGATTTCTGGAACAACTCAAGCAATGATGGATTGTTTCACATCTCAAGAAGTTAATATACAATCATTTAATTGTACCAATGGAACACTTACTGGAGCATATGAACATAGAGTACAGTATTCAACATTCCCGGGTTCGGCAGTTCCTCCGGGAAGTATGTATGCACATTTTGATATAGACCCGAGTAAAAAATATATTCCCTATGCATTTCAAGGTCAACTTGTTCCAGACACATTAAAAATAACATTTATTGGATCGAATTATGGTAATGTACCAATTGTGGTAGAATATATTCAAGTAGGTGGGGTTATGCAATGTCCAAATAGTGTAATTCCTAACCTAAATCAAAATATTGATTATAGAGTAACTAGTTTACCAAAAAAATATGTTTTCACCACAACTTTTCAGGCATCTAACAATTATTTTATGAAAGTTATTAATTTGAGTAACTTTGTTATTAATAATGGCGATTATTTAATAATCGAAGTGATACCGAATCAAACTCAAAACCAAACTTCTTGGGATTTATACTTCACTTGTTTGGAACGGTTCGAATGTGATTCTTGTATACAACAATTTTACTCTTACCCGTATGGTCAAGAAATTATTTTATCAACATTAACTTCAAATCCTAGTTTTACCTGTAACCTTCTCGATGTTGACTTTACCGTTACAGGTTGTAGTGCAAACATTTTGGCAAACGAAGATATTTTCAAGTATTTTCACCCTGAATTTCCTGGGTTGAGTAATCCATATTTAAACGCCTCAAATCAGGGGGGTCCGGAATGTCCATGTAGTGCCGGTGACAATTCAAGAATGGACACACTTACACCAACTCTTTATTCACCTATAAGTCCTCTTGGTCCATTAGGTGGAAACTGTACAACAGTTAATACTGGTGTAACTACAACTTGTACTTCTAATATACCAAACACAGTCAATGTCACAAAAGTTAATAATGTGATAACAATTACGTGTTCAAGTCAAACCGATAGAGACGCATTTTATAATTCTTATTTATCCAGAATGACTAATATAGGATGGTTACCAACAGCCCCTTTACCAACATCAGTCGATTATTATAAAGTAATTATTTTTGATCACTATCAACCACTTAATATAAATTCAAATTGTGCTGATAATCAATTTACATTAAAATCTTGGTCATTTCATCCTTCATCTTCAGTAACCACAACTAATACACCTGGAAATTTCCAAATGATAATCAATATGAATTTGATAACTAACAACTACGGTGGAAATGACCCTTTATGTTCCGCCTGCTCTGGAACGGTAACTACTTTCATTGCCAACAATGTAAACCCAAGTTATTATGCTGATATAAATTATTCATCAATTTCTAACACAGCACTTAGAAGTATTGACCCTTTTGTTAGAGTGAGAGGTATTGTAAGAACAGTTGGCAACATGAGTTACCGTAATTCAACAGGTACTTGGATTGTTCCGTGGTATTCTAATATAACATATCCATACTCTGGTAATCCATTGACAATCATACCTTCGTTATCTGCCACAACTTGTGACTGGCTTGGTTCAGACGGTTTTTTTGTTGATTGTGATGGTAATGCTTGGCCCCCCACAATTGGGTGTATGGCAAGTGCGTGGGTTCCGAGAAAAGCCGTAAGTACAAGTCCGACTTATTTATTTCCATTATGTCCGGGACCAGACGGTCAAAATCCCGAGAAAATTTTCCAAGGTTCTTACACCGAATACCTTATTAGAAGAACAGATGTTAATGATCCAAGAAGTTTTGACATAGAGGTGGGTATTAATGGAACTGTTATATATCGTCAAGTAGGTGCAAATCCACCAATTATATTGGATCCAAATTATTTTGTTTAGACCAATTTTGTTTAAATAGGTATTTATAAAAAAGTATCGATGAGTCAAACAATAACAATTTCTAGTCCGTCTTACAATGGTCAATATGCACAAATATTGTTCAAGCCAGACAATCAAAATATTGTTATAAATCTTGGAACACAATTGTTACCATATTTTTTTGATTCTTCACTTTTAACTCCACCAAGAGAAATATATGGAACTTATACAATTTTAGTATTGGGTCAATTTTGTGGAAACGATTGTAATAACATTTTACAAGTACCAAGATTAACTCCAACACCGACCGTTACTATCACACCTACAAGAACCCCAACTCCGGCACCAACCTCAACACCAACACCTACACCATCTTACGATCCTTGCAAAGTGCCTACTCCAACACCAACACCATCAATAACCGCAACTATTACTCCAACAATAACTCCAACACCAACAGAAACTTGTACAAATCCTTGTGGTTGTCCAAAACCAAGCAAAACCCCAAGACCGGCAACTTCACCAAGACCAACACCAAGTAACACAAGTGGGTGTCCTGTAACCCCAACTCCAACGAATACTGTAACACCAACAAATACAGTAACACCAACAGTAACCCCTTCTTCTGGATATACACCAACACCAACGGTAACAACTACTCCAACAAAAACTCCAACCACAACACCTACACCAACTGTCACTTCAACTTCTCCACCACCAACTCCATCAATCACTCCAACTAATACGGTTACACCAACAATTACTCCAACAATAACTCCTACAAATACAGTAACTCCAACTGTCACACCAACGTTAACCCCAACATTAACACCAACACCTACTTCAAGTCCAACGTTTGTAAATCAAGTCTTTTTGTTCATAGAACCAGTAACAGGATCTACGGCAATAGGTCAGTATATGTATGATGGGGGATCTAACTTCTTTGGGTTTACAAATTCATCTCAACCAACTCAGGATCAAACACAGTTCAACATAGACATGAATCTATATGTAAATTATAGTGGGTGGACAGGTGGTTCATTCCCTGGAATAATTACACAGTTTGTTCCAACAACTTCTGGTGGATTAGATAGTTTTGGAAACAATATAGTGGCTTACAATTTCTTTACAACAGAGGTTCCTCAAAATTATGTTGGATGTCAATCATGGTACACATGGATTATTCCAACTGGATCAACCAATGGATTGAAACAAGTGGAAATTGGATTAAATGATTCAGGAAATGCACAATCATTAAGTCCGGTAAATATGGAACAAACAATATATACATATACCTTCAATTATACGGGATCAACAATACCACAAGATGTGTATCGAGTTTATACAACTTTCCCAAGTCCAATCTTCAAATTAAACAATAATTTCCGTATTTATTTTAAAGGAAATGATATACAATAATAAATTGAATTCATAACAATAAAATGTCAGGTCTGTATAAAAATCCCATATCACCAACACTATCAATAGGAACACCATCTGTATTGAGAAATCAAACTTTTGGAACAACGTTTAGTATTTTATCAGTTGGAGGGTATTCTGAGGTTTATAACTTGACAGATTTGATTTATCAAATACCAGTTGGACAAACTGGATCAATTGAGTTTAGTGGTAACTCAATTCCAATAAGTTTTACAAAAGGTTCTGGAAGTGTTTTTTCTCCGGATGTTTTAACTCTAAACTCTGATAATATTTCTAGTGGTAGACGAAGATTGGGAATGGTTGTTTATGTATATGAATTGGATCAGTTCTATCAATATTATATACCTAATTACGATACACTTTGGTCAAACGCCACTGGTGCAACAGGACCTGGAGGACCTACTGTTGTTATTTCTAACTTTGGGACAACGGTAAAAAATAATACCCCAGCCGGACAATCATTTATTAATTCATGGACTGGATCAACAATTGAAGGTGTAAGTGGAGGAACATCAAATTCTAATTGGAGGATTTTCAAACCTTTTGATGTTTACACAACAGGAGGTACATATTTTTCGGGTTCAAGTACAATAGTACTTTACGATAATTCTGGAAACACGGTTTCTATAACTGGTGTTACCGCAACTGGTGCTTCAGGTTCAAGCGGTACATCTGGGTCTAGTGGATCTTCAGGAACAAACGGAACATCAGGAAGTTCGGGCACAAATGGTACGAGCGGTTCTTCGGGAACTAATGGAACCAGTGGTACAAATGGGACATCAGGTTCGAGTGGGACATCAGGTTCAAGCGGGACAAACGGCACATCAGGAACGAATGGTACTAACGGTTCGAGCGGGACCAATGGTACAAGTGGTTTATCTGGAGTTAATGGAACATCAGGAACCAATGGAACTAGTGGAAGTTCGGGTACAAATGGGACAAGTGGATCCTCAGGAACAAATGGAACCAACGGCACATCAGGAACAAATGGAACATCAGGAAGTAGTGGCACCAATGGAACTAGTGGAACAAATGGGACAAGCGGAACAAATGGGACATCTGGATCATCTGGAACTAACGGTACTTCAGGGTCTTCAGGTACTTCCGGTTCTTCAGGAACAAATGGAACATCAGGTTCAAGTGGTACTAATGGAACTAGCGGGTCTTCAGGAACAAATGGAACAAGTGGTACTAATGGCACTAATGGAAGTTCAGGAACTAATGGTACGTCAGGAAGTAGTGGTACAAACGGGTCTTCGGGTACGGATGGAACATCAGGAACAAATGGGACATCAGGTTCTAGTGGAACTAGCGGAACGGATGGTACTTCAGGTTCAAGCGGAACTAGCGGAACGGATGGAACTTCAGGTTCAAGCGGAACTAGCGGAACGGATGGAACTTCAGGTTCAAGCGGAACAGACGGAACTAGCGGTACAGATGGATCAAGTGGAACAAGCGGAACAGACGGAAGTAGTGGTACAAGTGGTACAGATGGTAGTAGTGGCACTTCAGGAACTGACGGTAGTTCAGGATCTTCGGGCACAAGTGGAACAGATGGGTCAAGTGGTACTTCAGGAACAGACGGAAGTAGTGGGACAAGCGGAACAGATGGATCTTCAGGAACATCCGCGGTAATTTGTACACCATTCTTAGCGGGAGATTATTATTTTCAATCGGTAGGTACAACCTACAATGGACCCTCGTATCCAAATATGTCATGGGGTCCTGGACAAACATTAAGTGTGTATGCACCTGATGATGTTATAGAATATATCTTTATTAGTGGTTACACTGCTTCAACGGGTACTTTAGTTGCTGGTATCACATATTCTTCAAACCCTGGTTATAAAACACAAGCGGGTGTTACACTTTGTCTTGTAGGTGAACAAGGAACATCTGGTACAAATGGAACTTCAGGTACGGATGGGTCAAACGGATCTAGCGGTACTGATGGAACAAGTGGTAGTTCAGGTACGGATGGTACTAGTGGATCAAGCGGTACATCAGGTACTAACGGAACTAGTGGTTCTTCAGGAACAAACGGTACATCAGGTTCTTCGGGCACAAACGGAACGTCAGGAACAAATGGCACTTCAGGCTCATCCGGAACAGATGGAACATCAGGTTCTAGTGGAACAAATGGTACTTCTGGAAGTAGCGGCACAAACGGTACTTCAGGCTCATCAGGCACAAATGGAACCAGCGGAACAAATGGTACGTCAGGTTCTTCGGGGACTAATGGTACAAGTGGTTCATCCGGTAGTTCAGGTACTAACGGAACAAATGGAACATCGGGTTCAAGTGGTACTAATGGAACTAGCGGTTCATCAGGAACAAACGGAACATCAGGGACTTCAGGGACTAATGGTACAAATGGAACATCAGGAACTAGTGGAACCTCAGGTTCTTCAGGTACAAGTGGAGTAAATGGTATTTCAGGTGGTCTTATTTATTATTTTAACGAATCAGTAACACAAACACCATATAAAGAATTTTCACCAATTCCAACTACAGGATCTCAACAAACAGTTACAGTTACTATTGCAAATGGTGTTACATCAACAATTCAATCCTATTTAACACCATCAAATTATCCAAATGTTTCGGTTATTCCTGCGGGAATTTGGTCATTTTATTTACACTCATACAAAGAAAACAATAACGCAAGTTTTAATATTTTTTGTGAGGTTTATTCAAGAACAACAGGAGGAACTGAAACATTATTATTTACAACAGACCCAGGACCCGTAACAACTAATTCACCAAATCCATCAATGGTGTTAAGCGATACTTATCAGAGTGGTTATACTATCAATACAACAGATAGAATTTTGGTTAAAGTAAATGCTACTAACACTTCAAATCAATCACATACAGTTACTTTTGTTACCGAAGGTACGACTCATTATTCTTTTGGTCAAACAACATTAGGTGTAATTAATGGTTCAAGTGGTTCTTCGGGAACTAGTGGAACATCAGGAACTAACGGAACTTCGGGTACAAATGGTACTAGTGGATCATCAGGATCAAGCGGTTCGTCAGGAACATCAGGATCAAGCGGTTCGTCAGGAACTAATGGCACAAGTGGTAGTAGTGGAACTAATGGAACAAACGGTACGTCAGGAACAAATGGTACAAACGGGACTAGCGGTACAAATGGTACATCGGGAACAAACGGTACGAATGGAACTAGTGGGACAAACGGTACTAACGGTACTTCAGGAACAAATGGTACATCAGGAACAAATGGAACTTCAGGTACGAACGGAACTAGTGGGACTAATGGTACAAACGGTACTAGCGGAACCAATGGAACTTCAGGCACAGATGGTACAAATGGATCTAGTGGAACAAATGGAACTAGCGGAACTAACGGGACTTCAGGTACGAATGGTACAAATGGATCTAGTGGAACCAATGGAACCAATGGAACTTCAGGGACTAATGGTACAAGTGGGACTAACGGTACGAATGGAACTAGCGGTACAAATGGGACTTCAGGAACTAATGGAACTAATGGATCATCAGGTACCAACGGGACTAATGGTACAAGTGGGACTAATGGTACTAGCGGGACAAATGGAACCAATGGTACGAGCGGGACAAATGGAACATCAGGTACTAATGGTACTTCTGGTTCATCGGGTACAGATGGAACTAGCGGAACAAATGGTACTAGCGGTTCATCAGGTACAAATGGGACAAGTGGTAGTAGTGGTACTAATGGTACTTCAGGTTCTTCGGGCACAAACGGAACATCAGGGACTAATGGTACTTCGGGGTCTAGCGGTACTAATGGAACTAGCGGAACTAATGGTACGAGTGGCTCTTCAGGAACTAACGGAACTAGTGGTAGTAGTGGGACTAATGGAACGTCAGGTACGAATGGTACTAGTGGTACAAATGGGACATCAGGAAGTAGTGGAACCAATGGAACTTCAGGGACAAACGGTACAAGTGGTTCATCGGGTACTAATGGGACTAGTGGAACAAATGGTACAAACGGAACTAGCGGAACAAACGGTACTAACGGAACGTCAGGTACTGATGGAGGTAATCTAACGGCATCCAACTATGTTGTTCAAGGTTATTTATCAACAAATCAATCAATTCCTTCAAATGTTGATACTATAATTCAATTTATTGATGATTTTGACCCACAAAACTGGTGGAATTCTTCAACATATCAATTTACACCAACAATTGCGGGTTACTACAATGTGACACTTGAAGTTTTTTGGCAAACAGCCACGGTAGCGAACAATCAATATAATTCACAAATCCGTAAAAATGGAAATCAAACATTCATTTGGCAAAATCAAACAACAACATCTGCAGGTGTTTCTCAAGGTAATACTAAAATAATTTATTTTAATGGGACTACTGATTATGTTGAATTTACGGGTTATAATGGAGACCCAACAAGTAGAAATCTTGAGGGTGGTTCTAATAGGGCGACAAGTTATTTCTCCGCATCTTTAATCGTTGGTGGTGGTACTTCAGGTACGAACGGGACTAGCGGAACCAATGGTACTAATGGTTCTTCGGGGTCTAGTGGTACAAATGGAACTAGTGGTACAAATGGAACATCAGGTACAAATGGTACGTCAGGTACCAATGGTACTTCAGGAAGTAGTGGTACAAACGGCACTAGCGGGTCTTCAGGTACAAATGGAACCAACGGCACATCAGGAACAAATGGGACAAGCGGAAGTAGTGGCACCAATGGAACTAGTGGAACAAATGGGACAAGCGGAACTAATGGGACAAGTGGTTCTTCAGGAACTAATGGAACAAGTGGTACTAACGGAACGTCAGGTTCTTCGGGGACCAATGGAACATCAGGTACAAATGGTACTTCGGGGTCTAGCGGAACGAATGGTACATCAGGAACAAATGGTTCTTCGGGGACAAACGGAACGAATGGAACATCAGGAACAAACGGGACTAGTGGAACTAATGGAACTTCAGGAACAAACGGAACTTCAGGGACAAACGGTACAAGTGGTTCATCAGGTACGAATGGTAGTAGCGGAACAAACGGCACATCAGGTTCTTCAGGTACTAACGGCACATCGGGTACAAATGGTACATCAGGGTCATCAGGGACCAATGGTACTAGTGGAACCAACGGTACATCAGGGTCTAGCGGTACAAATGGTACTAGCGGAACTAACGGAACTTCAGGTAGTTCGGGTACAAACGGGACTAGCGGTTCTTCAGGAACTAATGGGACATCGGGTAGTTCAGGTACGAATGGTACTTCAGGTACTAATGGGACAAATGGAACTAGTGGTACGAACGGAACTTCAGGTTCAAGTGGGACAAATGGGACTAGTGGGACAAATGGGACAAGCGGAACTAACGGGACTAGCGGAACGAATGGAACCTCAGGAACTAATGGAACTTCAGGTAGTTCGGGGACTAATGGTACATCAGGTACTAACGGTACTTCAGGTACAAATGGAACTAGTGGTTCAAGCGGAACCAACGGGACATCAGGAACTAATGGAACTAGCGGTACTAACGGAACAAACGGAACATCTGGAACTAATGGTACTAGCGGAGCGAATGGAACTTCAGGAACTAATGGTACAAATGGTACTTCAGGAACTAATGGTACTAGTGGAACAAACGGAACTAATGGTACTAGTGGATTTGCAGGTAATGACGGATCAAACTCAGGTAGATGGATACACAAAACTGGAGGAGGTATCCCTACAGCGACATTTTTTACAAGTGATTCGGCAACAATATCATCAATAGCATCAATTTACGTTAATACATCGGACATTAATAGTGCTAATTACTCGGTTTGGTTTTCGTCAATTGATTCAATACAAGCGTTAGGTAATCCGGTTTATTTACAAGTTACTCAAGTTGGTAGTAATAATATTATTGGTATTTGGACTGTTACTAGTATTACAGTTTCAGGATCTGTATACCGATTTAACGTAACAAATGTTGTTGCAAATGGATCCTTTACTAATGACATTACATATACAATATCTTGGGTTTATAATGGATTGAATGGTACAAGCGGAACAAACGGAACAAATGGAACGTCAGGCACCAATGGAACTTCAGGTAGTTCGGGGACTAATGGCACTAGTGGTACAAATGGGACATCGGGAACTAACGGTACAAGTGGAACATCACCAACAGTGAGCGGGTCAACATATCAAGTTTTACGCTCAGATGGTGCCGGAGGCATAGTTTCAGATAATAATTTAATATTCAACGGAGGAATTCAAAGATTGGGGGTTCAGGGACACCAATTTATTTTAGATACGGTAGGAAACGACATTTTTGGATTACATGTTGCATCAACACAAACCAGTCAAAGTTTTGGATATTCTACTTCAAAAGTAACAGGTCAAGGGGACCAAACTCTTGTTTCTGGTTTAACAGGTCATGATATTTTAGTTTATGATGCAGTATTATCAAATTTAGGTTTGAATGTTGCCGTTGGTAACGGTACGATATACGGAGACAATACCGCAATTAGTTTTCAAAATAATAGTACAAAAGACAGTTCGTTTCATACAGGTATTACGGGTGTGGTTTTAGGTGACCATGGAAATTCACTTGGTAGTAAAACTGGAATGGAATTAAGTGTATTAGGGACAACCGAAAACAATACAGGAATTTTTTTAAATGTTACAGGTGGTTCTTTAAAGAATGTAGGAATAGAACCTCAAATTTTTGGAAGTATTGGTGATGGTTGGGGGTCTAAAATTACAAACTCGAATGCACCAACAGGTCCTTCAACACAGTATGG